CGTTGCTATAACAATGCGTATCAACTGCGGACGCAGACTTGCCGTTGTTTTCGGTTTCAGTTAGTTCGATATTTTCAGTCTTTAATTCACTCATAATCTCTGCGCCCGTTATACGCTACCACGTTATAAACACACTCCGCTATATTGCAATCTCCATAATCTCATTGTATAGCTGTTCAGTTCTTTCACCTGAATTAAGCCTATCGCGCAAAGGCGTTATCACAAAATTCATTGCAAATGATCCAGCACTACCAATAGCGGTATATGCCTCTTCACATCGAGACAAATAATCTCTTGCCTTTTCCCAATCTAATTTTTCTACATCTGTGCTCATTTTACCGCTCCGTGTGTTTATAACAATAGCATCAACAGCGGACAGGCAAGCTGTCCGGCATCAGCTATTGCTGATTTATAGTTCAGTTATTAGTTGTTTCAAATTCATTGCCTGTAATGCCTGCCGGTTATGCTCCATCCGTTATACAACCTCATTGCTTTAAAAGCATTCTATTTCTATAAGAAGCGAGTACTATTCTAATGTTAATTTCATCAATTTCATCTGTAGTAAAACACTGCTCTGTTTCTTGACACTCATAATGAAACTGTATTGCCTCAAATTCTTCGCCTTTATATTTTACACTTGAATTGTCAGCCAAAAGCAATGATACCGCATTCTCTGCAAACGGTGATTGACCTTGAAAACTGTAATCTGTATATGTGTTATTACCTTTATCTTGTCCATTACTCATAATCATCTCCGGTTGTATAACAAGCGCATCAAGCGGACAAGCTTCAGCCTTTGTTTTCGTTTCATTCATCTTATTTAGTTTTTTAGCTTCCATAAATTTCTAATCTGCTTGCCGCTTACGCCTCACACGTTACACTGCTAATGCCCTTTCATTTTCCAGTTGGTATCTAAGGTCTTCTATTTCTGATCGTAATTCACCAACCTCATCCTGTAATTCACCAATTTGCCTGTCCGCTTCACTTCGCATTTCTTCATTGGTTTTTCTGACATTCTCAAAATTACCCCCAAACTCGTTATAAATATCATCAGCGTAACTTTTCACAAGATCATCTTTCACTTCACCTTCGAGTAAAGGACAAACATCATCTATTACTTCGCTCAAAAACATTTTTAAATCATCCTTAAATGCTTCGATTCCCCTGTCTATATCAGGGCAGGTATGTCCAAAATCAAGTCCCATAATCTACCTCGCAGTATAACAAGCAAATCAAGCTGACCTGCTTGCAGTTAGTGTTTAATATGAAGCTGTTGCGATTTTCGCAGGCAGCTTATTTGCAATTTCGTTATAGCACATCCTTAATTTGCTCTACACACTGTATCAATCGTGGTAAATTAATATCATATCTCGCAAGCAGATTTTCGCAAAGCATTTCAACCTCATCTTTATTCATATTTCTCATAACAGTAACAATAAAAAAGGCCTGTTTCTCACTTTCATTTTGTGGCATAACAATCGGTTCGTGCTGACCGGCTTTTGCTTCTAACCATTCAACATATTTTGGGTGAAATACAGGGCTGTCCATCTCCCAATCAGCAGGAGATTTGCCGGTTTCTTTCACAAATTGTTCTCTAAGTTTTTTGCTCATTTTTAATTCTTTATTGGTTGAAGCTCCCCGTTATACATATACCTTATCAAGCTCCTCAGCTTTTTTCTGCATGTCTTGGGCTATTATCTGCATTTTTGCATATAGATCATCATTACGCTTTATAAGATCATCAATCGTTTTTTGATTCCGTTTCAATTCTTCCTGCATTTCCTCTATTCGAGTCCAGTTCAGTTCTTTTTCAAGTAAAAATTCCTTTGTCGTCATATATATAACAAGCAATTTAAGTCAGGCGGCAAAGCCGCCCTTAGTTTCGATTTCTGTTCAGTTAGTGCCGCCGCTTAATTGCAGCAACGTTATCCCTCCTTAGCTACTCTCCTTAATTCATTCAAAAGTCCCTCAACATCTGATAGCGCCCTGTGATCTGTACCAGATGGGTCTTTGAATGAAGTAAACAATGATAGTAATGAAGTATCCCACCCACAGTAATGGAATATGTCTGTCACGTCTAAATCAATGTAGTTAAAAAGCCATTGTGTGTGTTTCCATTCAAACTGAATATTGTCAGAAAGAAGAATTACACGACCACAAACTGGATTCCACTTCTTTGCTAAATCATGTATTTTCTTTGCTACACGGCTTGCAAATATTCCCTTATGCTTAATTGTTTCCTGATCAATACCGTGAAATTCTTTTGCCTTATCCCAGTAGTCCGGGGGCAATTGAATTGAATAATCCGAATAGATTAAAGACTCCATTCTGTCAAGTTCAGTCCATTCAGAGTCTGTTACAATAATACCAACCTCTATTGGTACATCATTTTTTCCAACACCTGTTGTTTCGTAATCAATTATAAAAAATACATCTTTGTAATTGGGAGGCATAACAATCGTATCAACCTGACCTGCTTGTAGTTATTATTATTTTGTGCAACCTACGACTTTCGCGGGCAGCTTATTTGCAAATACCTTATGCTTACTATCCATAGCCACATAAACAGTCTGCTTCTTTTTTTATCTTTCCATTTCGAATTACATAGGCTCCACAGGTGCACCACATGTCTTCAAACGCCTCTTGCAGCTCCTGATCTATCTCAGCCTCAAAAACATTATCGTATTCTTCTTCGCATCCAAATAGTTTGTCGATTTCTGTAAGCATAACAAGCAATTTAAGTCAGACGACAGAGCCGTCTCGGTTCAATCGGTTGTACCAATCGGGAGGTGGTTTTTTACCAAAAATAAAAAAATAAATCAATGGCTGTTGTAAAAAATTGTAAATATTCGACATAAAAAAAGCAACCACTTTTATACAGCAGGCTGGATACCGGGCCTGGTAAAAATGGCTGCTTAATGCGGTAAGCCTGTAGTGTATTTCAAAACACTACAAGCAGTTTTAGGGTGTTCTATCTACCTATACGATTCTTTTCAACATCACCAAAGAAATACTGAAACATTCCAAAGAGACCTACTGTGTAGTATATAGTAACGGCAGATTTTATCATGTCTTCATTTTGTTCAGGAATATGAAAAAAGAACATCATTATGATCATACCTGTACCTATAAGCAACAGAAATAAACTAAATATATATAGGAAGTTTTGGGCTAACCAGGATTTACCGTGCTTTAGGCGATCTACTTCTGTTTGCCGGGCATTGACGCGGTCTTTATATTCAAGTTGAGCCAAGGACATCGTTTCTTCGAGTTGTTTAATAAGTTCATTTTTATCAGACTGGCTAATCTCTTTGTCTTCTTTAATTTTTTTACTGATACGCTCTTTTACAACTTCAACAGGATTTTCACCGGTTATCACTTCAACGATTCCTCCGGCAACTTCTCCGGCAAGTTTAGGAACTTTCTTTGTGATAGCACGTACAATACCCCATTCGCGAATTGGTCTTCCCATCATTACCCCCAAAATTTAAATTTTGATATTCCTTTTACCAACCGGCCAGTTATTGTTTTACGGTACTTACCATAAAACTTTAAGGCAAGGTCAAATAGTTCATCTTTGACCACCTGCTTTTCTGGCTCACTTAATTCAGATCCTTCATCGCTATCTTCTGAAAAAGCTCGTTTAATGGTTTCAAAAATTTTTTCGATTTCTGTGATAAAGTCTATGCCTAATTTACCAGCAACAGCAACAACAATAAAACCGATAATTCCAGTTATCGTTTCTGGGGTTAAAAACTCTGTAATTATGTCCATGTGTTATTCCTTTTTTTTGTTTTGTTCGTTAAGATATTTAATAAATTCACGAATACCAGATTCTCCTTTATCGCTTACAATAAATGCATGGGTAATTTGTATCAAAGAAAGCACATTAAAAGTTTTAAGGATTGAAACAAATTCTTTTAAAAATAATGTTGCATACACTACATATTGAAAATAACTAAAGTAGCCGCCAAAAGTATTCGCAACGATTGATGCTGATGCGCAAATAATAGTATAACTTGCTACTTGATACCATTTACTAATAGCTATATTCCAGTCAAATTCTTTGTTATAAATCGCCGTTATAACCCCAGACAGCCAGTCTAATACAACCAACCACAACAAACCCTTCCACCACAATGACGGTGTGTTAAACAACTCGAAAGCTAATAACGCCGGAAGCGCTGTTAATCCTAAAATAGTCTTTATGTATATATGTTCAAAAATGCCTTTAACCGAATGTAAAAATGGTTCAATAAAAAATGCCTTTAACATACTCTTATGATATTTTAACGAACCATTTGTTACAGAACATTCGTGATTATGTGGTCCAAAAGTTTCTGATTGCATCATCTAAAGTTATTTGTTCATTTGTTTTCTGGTTAAAAAACAAACCAGTATGAGGGTTTTGATAATAATACAACCTGACTTTTTCATCATCAATAATCTTTGTTGTACGAATCCACCTTAGGGGCCTGTTTTTATTGACAAGGCTATCGGTATGAATACCGCAAGCTTTTCTTTGGCGGCCTTGTCGGTCGGTAAAATACCAATCAAAATATAAACCAACTCCCATCCAGGGGAATGTGGTCGCAAGCCTCCATTGCACAATAGGTTCAACAACATGCTCACGGTAAGTATAAAACAATATTTTATCTGTTGCCAATCCATCGCCATGAGCGCCATCGTCCCCGGGGCGAAATGCAGAAGTAATCATTGTTGGGTAACCGTGCCATGCACGAAACTTTATATCTGCCCTGAAATGATCGAAATCAATATCTTCAGCCGTTGTTCCTTTTATAACAGCAAATTCATCTAAGGTAAAATTACCCCCGTTTTGGTCTATAACTTCTTTATATTTATCCATCTTCGCGGTTTCTTATGTTAATTCGGTTACGTACTTTCCTTAACTCTGCGGCGACTTGCCGATCAACGCGGGTTTTTAGTTCATCACTGTTCATGAACCGCTGGTATACATCGTATTGGCGTTGTGGGTTTATCGGGGTAGTATCTTGAGAGAATCTTTTCCTGATCTCAACAAACAACCGGGGGAACTCTACACGTATTTTTGTTAAGGTTTCTTCAAAATCAAATTTACTTCTTCCTTTCCATCGCGGGTCGCCACTTGCGATAAGAGAGTTACGATAATATTTTGTAGCAAGGCGGTCGAGCAGGTCATCAGCCAATTGTTTTTTATCGGGGGCCATATTCGTGAATACATTAACTTCACCTTCATCGGGGTCGGCGGGTTCATCAAATATCTCCCGGCGAAATTGTGATATTTTTCTTGATGCTTTTCGTGCATGATCAAGAGGATGATCCACTTGCATTCCGGGTACAAGTTCACGTATTTCTTTGTCGAAATATTTACGTGCAGCATACATCCTGTAATGATCTTCTAAACTGTTATAATAATCTTGGCCGGCCTCAACCCCAGCGGCCTCAACTTCTACCTTAAATGTCGCAGCACGAGTAATAAAGGTTCCCTCATCTTCAGCAGCAGACCTCCAAAACCTTCTCTCGCTCGCTGATCCTCGGTCTGAGGAGCGAATAAATCTTCGGGCTACCCACGTGTCGTCTAACCCGTTTTTTGGGGCATTCGGGTTAACAGAATTAGAAAGGTTGAGCGCTGTTCGCCCCCAGAGACCTGTGAAACCAATTATTGTATGATCAATCATAGCAGGAGAAAGATCAAGTTTTTTACCTACTCTTTTTGAAAAATCCGATGTATATGAATTGTATTGCCGCCAAGACTCTAACCCTTTAAGGCGGCGGTATACAATAGGAGCGCCGGTATGAAAACTTTTATTAGCCCAAAGCTCTGCTGGGACAGCAAGACCGGGGGCAGTAAATGGTGGAGCTATAATCTGGGTTATACTTTTTGCCATAGATTTATACCACTCCGGATCTTCTTGGCGGTAGCCTTCTATCGCATTTTCCATGATGTTAGATACCACAGCAAGCTCAAATGGCTTGGGAACACCAATAAATTTTCTTGGTCCGGGTTCTTTTGGGTCATGTGTTGGGTCGGGTAAAAACCAGTGTGTAGCTTTAAGTTGAGGAGATATTTCGTTGTAATCTTCATCATCAGCATATATAGCAGCTAATATAGCCCCGATAGATCCAATCTCCATGACCTTTAACCAAGCTTTACGTGCGGCAGTAACCTCTCGTTGCTCTTGGGGCGTTAGCGGCCGGCCGTTAACATCTTTAATAAAGGGTAATAACACTTGCCGCAGCTTTCCTTCCCCTGATAAAACCCGTGTTGCTTTGTCAAGGCCCTGGATACCTGCATTGAGAAATGGCACCAGGCGCCGGGCATACAAGGTGGCAGATCCGTGCCTTCCAAAATCTATAAAATCACGTGCTTCAAAGCCTGCTTCTATGGCAGCTTCTCTATCAGAAAGACCTCGTTTCTTAGCTTTCTGAAAAGCTCGCTGAAATATCGAAAGCCGAGTGCCGGTCTCCGACAGATCGAGGAGTTCATTAAATGCTTTAACGCTTGTTAAGCGCCGGATAACAATGTTTTTCTTTTTAAGATTTTCAATCTCTTTTTGGATTCTTCCATCATCAATAGCGGACAGGTTAAAGGTTGATATTCCGGCAAATGACCTGTACAACCTACTGTATTCACGCTGTGTTTTCTCGTCAACACCCTCCCCTTTTGTAGCCGGCCCTTGAAATCCCTTAATATTTTCCCTGGCACGGGTTAATAAATCTCCTGCCAATGAAATCCCCGGTTTAACTCCTACGTCTGTCAATATCCATGCTGACACCTGGTCTCTAACAATATTAGCTATAAAAAAACTGGGTTCTGTAGTTATTCCTGTCCTAAGAACACTTGCTGGGTAAGCTAAGCTATTTGCTATTATATCTGCGTTTTTTGATGGTTGGCTGGTTAGGGTGTTATAAATCTCCATTCCCAACTCATTGTTATTTAACTGTATTGCTCTTACCTTACCGTTAACACGTGCATATATAATTGGCCGGCCTTTTTCATTGATCTCAGATGTTCTGAATATAGTAGCATCGGGAAAGTCGAAGTTATCTAAATCCAACATAGACAAAGAAAGCAATTCTGCATCAAGTTCATCGAGCGCCGCCCAATCACTTTGCTTGGACAATGCTTTTTTAATTTCCTCACCACTTATTGTTTTTGGGGTAACCTGAAAAGCTTCAATTTCCTGGCCAATTTCAGCAGACCCCCGCCCGGCTATATTAAGACTGTTTAGCAGTGCTACCTTAGTATCATTATGCTTTATTGCATTATTGAACCGGTATGTGAGTTTCATCATAGACTCGATGGGATCAATAACTTCTTTATCTGATCCCCCAAATGCTTTTATCAGAGAATTCCGGGCTTTATCGGCAAGGCCTACCGCGTTTTCGGTGAATGGTTTTATCCCGTCTTCTTTGTTTTGCTCGCGATAAAGCGGCACGTAAAAGGGTATCTTTGCCTGCATTCGGTTGGCAGCGGCTTGCTCGATAAGGCCTGAATCAACAAGTTTTTGCAGCATATTTCTGTTGTACTCGTTGATCATATCAGCGGCTTTTTTGAAAGAAGGGTTTTCTGATTCTGCGAATTCAATCTTCGCCTCATAGTCAATCTTAGTTAACTTACTCGGTCGGTTGGGAAGTTCTCCGGCAAAAAACCGGTCCCACTCATTAACCATTCTCCTTCCAACTAAGTACCCGCTAAACTCCCTTCGGCGTTGGCTACTCCAATCATCTCCTAAAGCTACTTCTAAGGCTTCACGCAGGCCGGGGCCTTCATTTTTTGTGGTGTGATAGTTCATTACCCCATGCTCAAGATCCATAGCCGCCGCACTATAACTGTCTATTGAAAGCCTGTTGAGTTTATAAAAATCATAGAGCGGGCCGAAGTCTATGGATTCGCCGGTATTTTCAAAATGAATTTGTTTTAACCTATCCAGGGCTAATCTCAGGGCACGGTCATTACCAATGATAAGTGAATAAGCCCTATTTTTAAAGTTATTCCATATATCCGATATACTGTTTTCTTTTAGTACCTGTAGGAACGTGTGAACTTTTGAGGGACTTTGACGTACATCAGCGTCTACAGCCTGGTCGGATGCTTGGCGTAAAAATAATTGGTGGCCGGTTCTAACCTGTTCAAGTTTATCAAATATTCCGGGTTCGTAGGCAGGAGGATCAGACTGTAACCACTTCTGAAAATCCCTGTTAAAATTAGGCGCGGCTTTTTCGGCGGCCTTTGGGTTCAGCATGTACAGGCGGAAGAATTCGGCAAATCCTTCTTGACGGGCAACGATATCGGGGGCTGATTCATATTTAAGGGGAATAAGTTCTTCTGCGTGAACACGTAATAAACCCTGTAAATCTTGATTGCGAAACTCTATATCATGCCCAGCTTCATGGAGAATAATATCTATAGCTTCTGTATTCTTTACAAGTATTTGCCCGGTTGATGTATTAAACTGGCCAATGGCATCTGATGATGATAGCTTCCCCTTTTTAACGTTTATTTTTAAGGCTTTAATTACTTCATTTATTAAATCCCTGAATCGCACGGGGTCTTGTACTCTTTCCTGTGGGCCGCTGTCTCGGGAAAGTGCTCCCGCTAATTGGGCATCACCGGTTCCTGCGGTCTGTCGGGCTGGGCCGATAAGTTCGCTTCGGGAACCTTCACCTAAGCCCGGATCACCAGATTCAGGAATTTCTCTTCGGCCGGAATCCGCTATATTACGTTCATCAATATCGCTTGGGTAAATAGCACTTTGTAGCCCTGTTTCACGCCGGCCGATATTATCGGCTATTTGTTCGGGGTTATTATCGCTATGTGCGGTAAAAATTGTACGTAATGCACCTCTGTTTTTAGAAAACTGTATAGTCGGGTGGGATACTTTAACAGGTATCATATTAACGCCTTCATCAGAAAGCACCTGTACTATCTCTGCGTGTGAAGCCTTGCTGACCTGCATAGATTCAGTGCCTTGGACTGTGCGTAAATTTAAAGAAGGGAGTACATCGAATCCTTCATCCAGTGATTCAAGGGCGTCAATCAAAGTATCCTGGCTTAGGCCTCCACTATCTTGTGTTGGCCCGCCGGCAAGATTAAGAAATTGTTCGGGGGTCATATACACAATAGTTTCTCTTGACGACGCCGCTAAGGTAGATTCAACACTGGAAGCTGCATTATCAAAAAACTCACCGCCGTCAACAGCCCCTAAAACAATTTCTGGGCTTAGGTTTTGACCGGTTCTTGAACCAAGTGTTCGTCCAACAGGTACTTCAAAACCTTCATCAACTCGTCCTTCTTGCTGCGAGAGACTTAATGTTACCGGTTGTGGGTTTTGACGGGCGGTTTGCTGCTGAATACCAGCCGCAAGCTGCGGGGACAACTCTGTTCCTGTTACCTGCTCAAAGCGCTCCCGAAGGTTATTTTGTATTTCACTGTCCTGCGATCCTTGCAAGTCTTCCAGATTAGCAAGTTCATTTGCAATCTGAACGGGGTTCGTGCTTTCTTGGGCAACGCGCCTGGCAAAAGTAAGATCAGAATCTCTTTGGGTTCGTTGGACTTGGCCGGCAGGGGATGTTTGTGTGCTAAAAAACTCTGCTAAAGAACGGGTAGCACGGGCATCATTTTCCGGTATAGGGTTTCCGGTTATATCACGAACAACAGGCCCATCCGATGTAACCTCTACAAAAGTTGCCCCACCAAGTGTTTCAACTTCTTCGTTTTGTGGTGGCGGCGGCACAAAGTCTTCACTAAAAAGAACCCCGGGAACTGCCCCGGCGCGGCCAGTAACAGCTTGCTGGTATTGTGCTGCTTCATTACGGGATAAGTAACGACCATCAGGAGTTAGAAAACCTCCTCCATCGGTATTTTCTACATTTAGATCAAAGCGTTCAAATATAGCAAGGTGATTTGGTGCTTCCTCGCGGGGTGCAGTAAATACATTTCCCTCGTTGTCTCTTACTGCCATTGACAAGCTAAGGTCGGTGGTTGTGGGTGCCCCTGTTAGTTGTTGGCTATCTACCTTTATTCCTATATCGGGCAGTATTTCGGCGCTGGCCTCAACGGGATTAACGCCTTCCTGAGATTCAAGTTGGCTAACAGGCTGTGGTTGTGGGAAGTTTTGACGCTCTCGAAGATCTCCAATAATATCTTCAACGGTGGTTCGCTCATTAACTTCAATTCCGTTTTCAACAGCTACCCGGCGCATATTATTTGTAACGAACCCCGGCTGACCGCCGGAGTCAACTCTTTGTAAAAGTTCTTGTCCTTCACTTGTTAACTGCTGATCGTTTACTACAGGCTGGTTCGGGTTAGGTGAGGAAATAGTTTCTTTAATAAGTTCTTGACGCGCAAAACTTATACGTTCTATCTGCTCCTCTAATGCTTCAACGGCTTGCGTGTTACCTGCATCTGATTGAACCTTACGTTGGCGTTGGGCTTCCTGTTCAGCATTTTGTAGCTGGTCGGCTAATACCTGTGGGGGGGCGGAAGGATCAATAACCACACTGGGGCCTAAGTCAATCTCCCGTATTACCGTGCGGCCTTCATCTCCTGCCTGCCTGCTAAATAATGTTCCGGTTGGCTGGTAGAAAGACCCTTTGGATTTATCAATTTCTTTATTAAGGGTTTCTTGAAATTTTTTAAGCTCCTCTTGTTGCTCAGCAGACAGCTTATTTAATTGATTTCCTATTGCTGTAGTAGTGCCCCGCATTAACCCCCCAAGAATAAACCCAGCCGCACCACCTTCAGCCACACCTTCAAACAGTGATCGGGTTTGGTTTACAAGGCCTTTGCCAATAGCATTTGATGCAAAATTCTGGCCAACCTCCTGTACAAGTTCTTCCATTCCCCCAGAAAAACCTTGTGATAATACTCCCCGCACCCCGCCTGCTGTTGCCTCGTCAAGCTTTTTAAGGGAATTGGCAATAGGAATTGCTTCTATACCACCAACAGGTAGGTTTAACAACCATACGCCAAACGCTTCTTCAGGATCAGCGCCTTCATCAATAGCTCGTTGAAATTCATTACCACTAACACTTAGTGCCCCTAATGCCCCACTTCCTAACGATGAACCTAACTTTAACCCTCTTGTTGCAAGCCCCCCCAATCCAAAAGCTATTATTGATGCAAGGCCGGTTGGCAACACAGAGGTAAGCATTTCTTCTTGAAATGCCGGATTTGTCGGAAAAGTTTCTTCTACTTTTCTTCCAAGCTCTGCCCCTACCGAAAAAACAGGGTTTTCTTCTATGTTAGCAAGGTTTGATACAGAGGCTGCCGGATTAAATGGGTTTGTGATTGCAGAAACAACACCAATGCTTTTAATTGTATCCGTGCCCAGGGTGTTAGCCAGACCTTTAGCAAGGCTATTTGCAGCAGATGAGATTCGGGATTGACCGGTGTCTAAAGATTGTAAAAGTTGATCTCTTTGTTCACGTGCCCGGCGAGCAGCATTTTGAAATACAGGGTTTGCTACCCGGGTATTGTCGGGTTGAGTAAACCGAGATTCACGCGCTTGGCGTTCAAGCTGTTGTGCGCGAAGGTTTAACCCACCTATCCGCTGTTGGGGTGTTAACTCATCGGGTTGAGTCTGCTGATTGAATCCTCTTTGTTCAAACGGTTGGTTACGAATATCAGGAAGCTCTGTACTTGGCAGCGCCGGCGCTGGCTGAGCTGGGTCTGTAGAGCCGCCGGGAGATTCCGTGGGCTGGCCTTGACGATTAAAAAGTGATTGCCGGAATGTTTCAAAGTCAGGAATATCGGTAAATTTATCGCTGTTTGATAACACCTGGTGCAAGTTTTGTTGGGCCTGCTGGTTGCCGGTAAGGCTTGAGCGGAAGGTTTCCAGGTCGGGTAGATCTTGTATAACCCCGGTTTGCTGTATAGCATTAAAAAGCCGTTCTAATTCATCCATTAGTTACCCCCGATTATATCAGTAAAACTAACGCCCCCACTGGCCGTTGAATCGGCAGCATTGAACTGGTTAATAAGATTATCAATATCTTCTTGGGGAAGGCCGGCTGTTGCGCCTGCTGTTTGGAAAACACGGCTTATAAGGTCTCTTTTTTGTTTACGTAAGCCTTGCTGGATTTTTTCAAGCTCATTGGGATCCGCAACAGTTTGGTTGGCAAGTTCAATTTCGCGGTTGATCTCTTGCACCATTGATCCAACAGTTTGGCGCAGGTTATTAATATCTCCGGCAGAAACAAGTCCAGACCTCCCGGCACTGTTGTCCTGGGTTGCTTTTTCGCGAATAGCAGCAAGTTCATTATCAAGTTCTTTTCCTAATTCTACAAGCTGTTGTGTGCCTCTTTGCGTTAATAATGCACTATCAAATTTAAAATCGAGTTCTTTGAGTTCGGCTTCGGTTTCTGCGGCCTGCCGGTTTTCTGCGAGCCGGCCACGTACATCAGCGGCTCGCTCGATAAGGCTTGGAACGAGTTCCCCAAGAACATCAGACCGCGCCTGCTGTTGACCTTGGGCTTGCTGGGCGCGGTTTTGTAGTATACTTAGCCTTGCAATAGGGGATGTTTGATCTGCCACTTGGTCTATACGTTCTGCTCCTGATAAAAGCTGGCGGCGGCGGGGATCGTTTTCTTCTAATTGGCCGGCGCGTTGGCGAACCTGTTCGGCTCCTTCCTGGAGAATCCTTCCTTGCTCTCCGGGCCGGGTAAGCCGGCGTTGGCGTATAGCATTAAAGGTGTTTGTTAAGGCTCCTAAAAAATTATTTATTACCGGGCTGTTGTCCGTTGAAAAAGGGTTGCCCGGTATAGCCGATGATCCTACTCCCTGTGGGGTCTGTATAGGTGCTAAGCGCTGGGCGCGGGCTTGTAGTCCAGCTAATTCTGCTTGTTCGGCCTGGGATAACTGGTCAACCGGAAAAAACTCATTAACGGTATTTTGTAACTGGGCACTATCGGGGGTAACCCCGGGGAATAACACCTGTAAGTCTTCATCAAAAAAATCATCACGGGTAAGCATAGTTATTCTCCGGTTGCGATTTCATATATGTTATTAAATAACGTGTTTATTTTACTACGTAGTAAAATGTTTTCCTTGATTTCGTTTGCCCATTTCCGGCCATGCTTTTTGTATAATAAAAAGAATTTTTTAACGACAGGATCTTTTTCTTTGTTCCCGTACAAAAATGCCCGGATGGTATTGGTTTTTTGCGTCCCTTCCCCATAAAGTTCTACAGCTACCCAACAAAGAAGCGCTGCTCCTGCGCCGGCCGCCTGTAAGGCTCCACCAATTAAATTAGCACGGCGTTGGCGTTTAGCCTGTTCTTGCAGTATACGCCGGTTGATGATTGAATCCAACAGGTTTTGATCAAATTGCAACAGGTTCTGTCCTGCACCCAACCCTGATTGTAACAGGTTTAATCCCCGACCTCTTTCTTGCTGATTAATTTGGCTGGCAAGCTGAGTAAACCGGGATTGATTCTGCCCTAACTGGCTTTGCAGGTTTTGGCCGGTTTGCAACAAAGCGGTGCCTGCGGTGCCCGCTACATCCCCTGTGCCGGAAAGTAAAGACCGGGATATAGCCTGCTTAGTTGCATTAGCGTTTTGACGGGCTGCATCATTAAGGCGTTGGATATCTTCTCCGAATAAATCTTCAGCGGTTAAGTTACTGTCTGCTAATGATGTTCCACGTGCAACAATATCATTAATAAGATTAGAAAACGAACCCCTGGAGAATTCCCTTCGTCCACGCAGGGCATCTTCATTATTACCTATTGACTGACCTTGTTGAGCAAGCTGTTCTAAGATTGTCATTCTCTGGCTTCTCCAATATTTAGGGTTGGTATGTATTTTAATATAATATGTGAAATAAATCCACCTGTTGTTGCAGGAAAGGTTATCTTTATTCTTGGCATAACCGCATACCGATGTATACTAAAGACCTTTCCGTGTATAGCAAGGGTTTTTGGGCCAACGGTTAGATCGCTTGTAAACTGTTTATCCCATACATCACTGTTGCCTATAAATCGTTCGGCCTGGTAATCTGTGTCGGCTGTTACCTGAAACTGCTGCCCCCCAACGGTTAAATCTATTAATCTAACCTGTTCGGTTTCGCTGCCAATATGTTTGGTGGACGCCTGCCCAGAAAAGGCAGCGCCATTGTCATCGGTTACAGCATGATCATCGGTGATCATAAGGTTTGTATCGGAGCCAATATAAAACTTATCTTTAAGGTAGGTCCCTGTATATACTGTACCAAGTCCGCTATAATCCATCCGGCGCGTTAGTAAGGTTTCTTCGTCTACAACAAGTACATCGTTGTCTGCAAAGAAAAGCCAAAATTCATTGTATCGTTCGTTGTAAACTACATCTTTAAGTTTATTAGATGAAGCGCTATAACGCCTTCGGTCAAATAATTTTTGGGGGGTACCTTGGCCTGCCCAAATATATATCCCAAAATTAGTGTCCCAAAAGATTCTCCCGTTGATATTTGACACGCCTTCACGGCTACGGGCAATAAGCTGGTCAAATGACACCTGAAAATCCCCGGTAAATATACGATTGCCATTAACGGTCTGGTCAACCAAGAACCCCGTTTGTATATTCTGGTCGGTAAAAACAGCTACTCTAAAACGCATGACTGTGCGATCTTGGTCAAAGTCTAAGGGCACAACCTTTTTAATTTTGCTATTATCAGCAATTTCTTCTTGGGTTGATATATTAAATTGTTGCGCCGGTATACCTACATTTACATAATTTGACAATTCAACGGATTCAAGTATTTCATTGGCCGGTGGTAAAGTAAACAAATTAGCTTCTACCTGGTTAGCATCTTCTGTTGTTGCAGGAAGTTCTATAGGCTTACCGTGGCATTCGGGGGCTGTTATGTTGTATGAAGCAAAGGGGTGAAAGGTGTTTTCAGGAGTAGCCGTTTTTCTTAATAGCACATGAACTCTTGATATTAATGTATTTAGCGAGTGTATTTGTAATTGATTCGGGTTAAATGTTTCTTCTTCTTGGCCGCCGCCAGTGCCTCCAGCACTGGGAGAGTTTACTGTTACTGCTACATCAGTATTACCTGTTATTGTTACTTCCTTGCCATTAAACTGTTCTCCGCGTTCTCTATATGTTAACACCAGCCTCCACGTACCGCCCCCTTGATCAGTTTTTGTTGCTTTCCAAAACCGGTCAATTTGCTCTTGATTAGCAATCTCAGTAATATATTTATCAACAATTTGCTCTGTCGTGTCGGTATCTAATATCGTTATTGCGGGTGTATCTTCTCCATCTATAGTTATAACATGATCTTCTGTTGTTGAAGCGGCCAACCCATTTGATGTTACATCAAGGCTTGCTGTTGAGTTAAGACAGGCCGTTGTTGCCCCATTTGTGAAAGATACCGATGAGGTTGGTACGAGATCTTTTCCGGCTATTTGATAACTCAAATCAGAGCTGTACACAACTTTTGCTTCTAAGTCATCAAAAGACACATCTCCTTTAACATTACTTTCTATCTTTACTCCATTTGCACCGCCAAATTCTTGTATATCAAAGTCCAGTGTCGCTGTCCAATCTGAAGCCAATGAGCTGTTGTTAACTGCATCAACAATCTTATTAAAAACACTTGATAAAAACTCGCCCTCATCGACCAGCCATGTATTTGACATTACCCCGTCAATTGTTAGTTGGCCCTGACCTTGTTCTCCTGATTGAAGAATATTATCTATTTGTGTTAAATAAACTATACTTCCTGTTCCTTCAGGTTCAACACCTGATGATAATACTGGGTCTTCAGTATCGAAGGTAACACCTGTTGCTGCGGGATTCACATCAATAATTTCTCCGTTAAATTCATCACCCCACCTTTCTTCGGTGTAAACAACAGTTGTTGTGTTTTCCACAACAGCAGATAGCTGTATATCGGGATCAGCTTCAACAAAGCTACGAATTGCCTCTGCAACAGCGCCTGCGGTTGAATGAGACACAGTGGTTAGTGGTATATTTAGCACATAACCATCGTATGTTATTGTCAATGTATCATCAGTTCCAGCTCCCGCAGTTATTGTATGAGATGCGGTTGCTTTTACTTGCCCACAAATATTTGTACCTGTTTGCTGAACACCTTCTTGTTGCAAAAAATGCTCGGTTTCTAAAACATTGCTTTTTTTACCATCCGCATATTCAAACATAAAAGCAACCGCCATATTATTTACCAGTTGCTGAGTTTGTGTAAAATTGATATATATATTTCCTTTGCCTGCAACACTTGCATTTGTATATACATTCGGGATATTGCGGTCAACAGTATACCCTCCGTGCATTATGGCACCGGAAAATTGTGCTACACTATTTGGTTTTAGTTCTTGTGTGTTAAATAAATCAGTAACACCCGATATAACAGGTATAATCTCATTAATGGCCCGTATGAGTTTACGATCTGGTGTTGAGTCAATAATAATTATATCGCTATTAATAAACTCTCCAATGATAAATAGTGGAGAGTTACTGTATGTTTCACTGGAGGGATTAAAGGCGGCGTCTGAAGTGGTTTGCCAGCGAGTTGCGCACAAGAATCTTTTCTCTATATTATTGTCAGGAGCTGTTGTTGTTAATGCAACATCAATAACACCTTTACTCATGATGTCTTTGGTTCCTACTTTTACTTGGCCTGGCAGCCCGAGCAAGGTTGCTGAACCATCTATAAGAAAATCAAATGCTACGTATTGTCGAAAAATAAATGGTTCAACATAATCAAAAGTATTTATTACAGCAGTGCCTTCATCATTAAGAGTAAAGGTTGCTGGCCGGCCTATCAGGTCTTCAAGGTCGGGCGAATAAGGAAAAATTGAATAGTTAGTATTAATGTCTTCTTCTGCTATGGTGCCTGGAGAAACGCTTTGTTCAACCCCTGCAAGGTCATCCCAAAAAATAACCCCATTTTTTATATTTGTGATTGTCGTCTTATAAGACTTATAGGCAGGCTCTCCCCTATTATCAAGCGGTATATAGTATTTATTGATAGTAAAATCGGCACCCGTGCCATTTACCGTAAATCCAAAATTATTGCTGCCGGGGGCAAATGTTATAAACTGTGATCTTTTGTATACATTTCCATCGTTGTCCTTTAAGAATTTGCCACTATTATATGTATAGAAAAAAGAGTTTTCTTTAAATATTGATGGATCTAAGGATTCAGAGTCCCCATCAGAAAACCCGGCGGAAGAAAATACTTCATCACCTAACCCTTTATCAATATTCGGGAAGACAATAATATCTGATGATATTTTAAAATTAAAAATATTATCTACATCTTCTTTTATATCACCACTACGTGTGTTTGTTGTATGTATTAATGCCCGGTTGTAATCCATATAATCAAAGGAAACGTCTTTTGACAGATCATAATATTTTTTTTGGCCTCCGTCATAGTCAAACATAAAAACAAACCGGCCGATATTAATAATTTGTATCTGCTCGGTTGTTGAGAACCCCCCGGATACAATCTCGTTTGATTGTGCTAAAGCTATGTTCCAAAGGTATACTTTACCACCAGCGGTATGCACAACGATATAATCGGTTATTACCCCGTTAAGTTCCGCCTGAATAGCCTTAACGGTAATAACATTACCAAAAAACCCATTAACGAGTGTGGAGCCTCCACGGGTTTTCCAAAAAACATATTGACCATCTACCTCCAGGCGGGCATTAACAATATCTAACCACAGAGAATCAGGGTTGTCGTCTCCGGGGGTAAGGTTTAATTTCCGGCGCGTTGCCCCCGGCAGGTTTGAAAGGTTTTCTATGATATTTTGGGAAATCATTAAAAGTAGAAGTTTGATTCATAGTTACCGCCAAGTTCATCTCCTTCGATAATAACATTGCCTGTTCCGGGGCGGTTTTGGAAGGCCTCAGCTTTTGACTGTTGTTCAAGAGCATCATAGCCAGTTTCAACAATAACCCTACGGGGTAATATTTCTAAGAGGGCTTTGTTTATCAGCCATTCCCGTGTCCAGTAGGGGGCCAGTATCTGGTATTCATCCAGTTCGCCTTTTGTCATTTGAGCTGTTTTGGCTCGAACAGGGGCCACTTGTGCAATAAATTGCACCCACATATCGCTATCAAAGGCATTACTTAACACCATTTTACGGCTGTTAGGCTGTACAAAAAACTGCCTATTATTATCTACTGGTTTAAACTGTGTGCCGCTTGGCAGGGTGTATACAAATTCATCGCGGTTATGCACCTGGCCTTCCAATCCGTGTGTTAATATTTCTGATATTTGGGGCGCTGTTTCTACCGGCAAGGTGTTATACGCAAAAGCGAAATTTGATAACACACTTATTACATCAAGGTATTGGGTTTCATCGGTAAGGTAGGAAAATTGTATTTCGTCAATATCTTTTATTGCTGCATGGGCATCAATAACTTTTCCTACATATTCTGTTTGCCGGTTAAAGAAAACGGTGCGCAGGCTTTTCGGAACAAAGACACTTACTAAACTTGATAAAGCTATTTGAAGACAAATGTGCCGGTCGGCGGCGTTTATAGCATATAGTTGTTGTCTTTTGGCAGATTTTTTGCTGTATACAGATTGGCTAATAAGATCATCGGTAGCTAAGTCATCCAGTTCATTATCAATAACAGCGTATACTTCTTCAAGGAAGATGGTGGGTTGTGTTCCAGACATATAGTAAATATTAAAATACTGCCGGAATTAACCGGCAGTATTATGATTTATGTATTACGCGCCTTGGTAAACCACGAAACACAATGATTGAATCGTTTGGTCATAGTTACCTTCATTGGTAAAACTATCAACACGGTTCTGACCAAAGTATTTATCTTGGCCAATACCATCATTATTACCATAATCGGTAACTTCCATACGTTCTAAGGCATAGTCTTTACCTGTTGCTCGAACAACGGCGTTGGCACCAAGAAGGAAGCAACGAGCAATCTGGCTCATATCGTTGAAGCTACCCTCAAGAGCAGATCCAGTGGCAACACTTCGGGTTCCGGGGTCGATATCGGCCCACGGGAATCCATCTATAGTCGTTAAGTTATACGACATAGCTGTTGCGTTGGTGTCCGTGCTTGCAGCGGCATTAAAGTTATTAGCCAATGAGAAGTATGGGTCTTCCAGCCATTTAGAGTCCCTGATAATAAGTGTTTTATACAACAGGTCATCATTTTGAAGCAATGGATTGGATTCAACAATACCTTGGTAGGCGCTATTAAACAGGTTCATAAAGGCGGTATCCTGCTCAATCAGGTCTCTTACGCGGCCGGGCACGTATAGTATATAATACGGGCGCTCAACACCATCCACACGCATGCGGGCAGGGATTACATTTTCCCTCCATGCTGTGCGATAAACCTGTCGTAACCATGCAAGCCCCGGGGTAGCGGCATCTGTGATTTTATTAACCTCGGTATTAATGTTATCTCCATGAGTGCCTTGTGTAGTTGAAAAGGCGACTTGGGTCATAACATTATTAGGCTGCCAAACATACATATTAGGATGCTCCGTTGGTGGCAAGTATACCCCGGCTTTGGGTTCTGCAACCGGAACGGCACCATCGGATAAGCTTTTACGAAGGCCAACATTTACGAAGTGGTGCAGATCATATCCTGCTGTAAGAGCGTAAAAGATACCAACATCCATGCGCTTAGATGTATTTCGAGAAAGCAAAGTAACAAGATGACGCATTAATGAACCCGGGGTTGCATTAGCGGTTTCTTGAAAACCTTGTTTAATCTGTGTCTCTTTAATAGCTTGAAAGATATTATCTACCACAGCACGCACAGCGCCTCGTTCGGCTTCAAGTTCGGTGCCAACACGATCTTGAGAGCTATACCGGAACTTTTTAAGAATATCTTGGATATCATCAAAAAGTGGTTTATCAACTTTAATGTTGACATAACGTCCTCCACCGTCTCCTTGACGGAGTTTGTCGTAAAACAGAATTGGGGCGGCGAGTACTCGTTCACTCCGTTCTGCTCCATCTGCGGCAAAAGTGGTTCCCATTTCCAGTTCTGTGAATTCTGTCTGGTTTTCTCCCTCTTTAAGAGCTTCCATTTCCCACGCTTGTTTAAGCTCGGGATCATCAAAGACTTTAGCAAGGAGTCCTTTTATTGCTAAAAATGCGCCGGCCCCACCAACAAGTAGTGCGCTGATGTAATCGGTAGCAAGTAAAAGTGCGATAAGGGTAAGGCTGGATAAAATATTTGTTACACCTTCCCCAATACGTGCGTAAAACGCATATAGTAAGTTTTTCATTGCAATATAATTTTTAGGTTCAAGCGTAGACGGGTTGTGCAGGCTGTATGCAGATCGGTACATAGCCTGAGTCGGCTACTGATGTTTGTCTTTTAAGGCTCGGACAAAGATCATTTTGTCAGGGGAAAGGATCTGCTTTCCTTGAACCACAGGTAATTTGGTTATTTTTGAATAGAAAATCAATATTAAAAAAACCCCGCAAGGCTAATGGCAAAACCTCACGGGGTTGGGTCTATGGGGTTTCTTTGGTTTTACCTTTTTGCGTCCAGGCATCTTGCACTGTTTTACGCGGCCGGGATAAAGTATCTTCGGTGTAAAACCCTATGTCTTCAAGTTCTTCATAGTCATAGGTTTCTATAATCTCAACCGCCTCTTTAGCACTTAATTCTGCTGAACCTTTTGATAAAGGATTTTCTTTTATTTTTACTTCGGCTGGTTCTTTAGATTCTGTTTGTTCTTCAGCTTTCTTTGGGGGTTCTGTGGGTTGTTTTGGTTCTGGTTCCGGCTCCACCTCTTTGGGCTTGCCTTTGTACGGGGTTTTCTTTGCGCCGGTGTATTCGATATTGTCCTGCCCCCAATTGGCCGGCTTGTATTTAGCCCCTTTTTTAATCTCAAAATCCCCCGAATCACATTCAACAGAGCTGGGGATAACCCCCTGAGCTTTTAGTATAGCTTCGGGCACACTCATTACAAGCGGGTCGCTTTCGTCTTCGGTACGAACTACAACATCCGGCCACTCGTCAATAAGATTATTCTCTTTATCTCTTTTATATAACAGCCGGTTGTCGTCTGGATATAAGTTTCTCAATCCTATTCTGAAGGTTCCTTTTTCGTTAACGAACATTTGAACCGAACCTGGAATTTGTTTATAGCTCATAATACACTCCTTAATTAAGCGCCTACACGCGCATTTGTTAGTTGTTCAAGTTTGTCGAGGTTTTTCTTGTTGGTGGTTTCTACCATCTTGCTTCCATCGCCTTTAAGCTTGGTTTGGTCTCCGGGCTTTGGTATATCATCGGGCTGTTCATCCTCGGTTTTTTTATCCTGTATCTTGTTACGCTGATTATTGGCTCGTATTTTCTTTTTATGGCTTTCCCATCCATCGGTTATTGCTTTTACCCAATCGGCCGGGTGTTGCAGATCGTTGTAATCGGAGGCGTTAGCTACAGCAAATTTTTTAGCAGCAACAAGCTCCATTCGGGCATCTGCATTGTCAGCAAGTATTGGCAGGTCTCCGGCGCGGTCTTTCTGAAATTCATCGAAAGATCTCCACATATTCTCTGCTTTTTGTTCAGGAGTTAGTGCTTGTTTTTCTCCAACTTTTTTGTGCAGGTCATGCAGTGAATCAAAGGTTTCTAACACCGGCTGATGGGTCTTTCGAACGGATTCCGCTTTGTCTTTAATGGCATCAAGTTTTGTCTGTTTCTGCTGGTCGAATTCTTTGATTGATAAATCAATTTCGCCTGAATCAACTTTATCAATCCATTCTTGAAGATCTTGGCGCATCTGCTCGGTCTCATCTTTAACCTTTTGATCAATAACACTATTCAGGTATTCTTTACCTTTTTGCGGATCACCAATTTTATTGAGATTCTTTTGGATCTCATCCTGACTCATAAGTGCCGTAAGGTCATCATAGAGCTTAATTTGTTTTTCTTCGTATTCGCTTTTAGCCTGTCTTAGCTCTGCTTCATTTTTAACTCTATCGTGCTTTCGGTCTAATAATTGCCGAGAACGATCCGATTCATTTAGAAATTCCCGTAGGTCATCATCTTCCATTTGATGAACAAACTCAAGAGATGTTAGGTTGTCGAGCATCTCGATATTTTCTTGCAACGCTTTGGGTAGGGGAACGGCACCCCGATCTATATTGTCTTCTTTCATTTGCTCTAATTTTTTCTTGAGCAAATCCGCTTTGTTTATAGCGGCAAATTCGGCTTTTTCTCTTGTCTGAAATTTATTGGTGTGTGCTGGCTCCCCTTCTACATGAACTTCAGGGTCATAGAAAAAACCCGGCTCCTCATCTTCTTTTTCAGTTGCTTCTTTAGGTTTTTTACCTTCCTCGCTGGGCTGTTCACCAGCTTCGCCCTTGGGTGTATCTGCCTGTTCGCCATCAGGTTGTTCCTCGCTATCAGGTTTTTTTTCTGAAGCTTTTTCTTTTGGTTCCTCTTGGCGTTCATCCTCATCTTTTTCTTTCGGAGTATCCGGGGTATCGGGTGTATTAGGTGTTACCCTTTCATTTGTAAGCTCCTCAAGGGATTTTGTTTGCTGTACGCCGGAGTCATCTGGAGCATCGTAATATATACCAAGGCTTGTAAATAAATCTGTTAACATGTTTCTATCTTTGGGTTATGAGTTGTAGTTGTTCCAATAATCCTTGAACCGGCACTCCTTGCTGTTGGGCATCCATCAGCATATTGAGTCCTTTTATGATACTATCTTGATCGTTTTTATCTTCGATATCTTCTAAGCGTTTCAGTTCCTGGCTAAGTTCTTCGAGCTTAACTTGTTGCTCAAATTGTTTTTCTTGCTGTTCAGATGCTAACTGTTGCTGTTGGATCTGCTGTTGGAATTGCCTGTCCCGGCTTATGGATTCTTCAATTTTCTTTATTTTGTTTTCAAAACTTGGCACCCCACCTATACCTTCCTCAACAAGCCATTTAAGCAGCTCTATACCCCTTTCTGTTTCTGTTAGCGGGAATATGCGTTGTATAAAATCGCTCATAAACAGCCGGCGCTCTGTCGGGTTCGTTGGCAACAGACTTCGTGTGGCAAGGCGTGTGGTAAATCGCAGGCTCATAAGATTGTTGCGAATCTTTGTTGGGATAATTTTCCATCGGCTCATCCTTCCGTCATCTTCGGCTGTAGGATCAAAAACAACTTTTTCGTTTATAACCTGATTTAAAACTACGCGCCGGATACCGGCAGGCGATTCACTGTCATTGGTTACAAACTCAAGATTGATCTTCTTGCCATCGAACTGCACAATATTACTGTGTACTATCTTGCCAAGCGGTTGCATTGAAAGTTCAAAGTTGTGCGCTCCCCCGGCTTTTGAGCTTTGAGCTTGGTTAATAAGAGCTAAATCCTGCCGGGCTGAACTACCTTGCCGGATACCTTTTTCACTTGGCGGGGTGCTCATAGCTGTATTTATGTACCGTTCGGTTAATCCCTGTATCCGCTCATATATGGGTGGAAATTGTAATTGGCTGTTTTCGGCGACAAGCTCTCTAATAGGCCTGTTTTGCAGGTCTGCGGGGAGTTTACTGCGGTCAATACCAATCCATGTGCCTTCTTTTTGTTGCGCTCGGATCTCTTGTTTATCAATAACTTCTTTAAAGAACCATCCTCCTCCTTTAACCATTCGGTCAAACATTCTTAATTGACCGTTAAACATAATTTGATGTACTTTCTGCGGGGCATACCCGTATTTACAGTTCCCTATACCTCGGGAATGTTTTGAAGATGGAAAGTTAACAGCCTGTATAAAAGGCAACATATTATGAGCATATTCATCAAGGGCCATATCTACTATTCCAACGCCTTCTATGCGGTCAACACGTAACACTGCACTTCGCCTTATTGGATTAACAACACGTTCAATACTGCCATCATCAAGCTGAACAGGAACTGTTAAATCGTAGCTTACCGGGAAACGTATATATGTCTGCTTTAATGTTGCACTGTCTTCATCATCGTGATTGAGTATATACCCCCGGGGGTTGCAGGTTATATAAACATCTGAAGTGCTGGGCTTTATTCTTTCTGCATGTTCTGGATATTGGCGTTTAAGCCACGAAAGTCTTTTTTGAGTAACCCTGTGAACATAAGGGTGTTTGTCGGAGCCAGCCATATCCCATGAGCCTTGCCCGTTGGCAAACCGGTTGGCTATAATTTCAAAAGTATCTACGTACTCAATAGCATGAGCTTTAAAAATATTCTTAGCTCGTTCCCATTCGTTAAATGATATAGGATTGCCGCTTCGTATCTGCTCCTCAATAAATGTCGCATCGGCAGACTGTTCATCTTGGCGGTATTCTACTTTAACAATACCTGAACCAAAGGCAGCAAAATCATGCACCATCCTCGATTTAACAGATTCCCAATTGTTTTGGTTAAGAATCTCTGATGTATAATCATTAAAATCAGCTATGGCCTGGGCATCGGTTGCGCTGTCGTTTGGAACAGCTTCAAATACAACGTTACTTTGGTTGATCTGGTTCTCATAGATATCAAGATTGGGTTTAACAAGGGATATAAAAGCGTTGTACTTGCTATTGTTTTCATGAGCTTTTCGGTATGAATGTGCATACAGCCGGCCTCTTTGAGCTATATCAAGGCCATCGGCTTCAATCATACCAATAGCTTCTATGGCGCGGTCTACCCACAACCAATACATTTGCTGGTGGTAAGCGTCTTCTTTTAATTCCGCCTCAATAAGGGTATCCAGGGTTGAAAGGCTCGCTTGAATAACACCCTTATAACCCCCGGCCATGTCTTTAAGGCGTTTGTGTTTGTTTTCCGCATCATAACCCCCTGGCATAGATTTCCAGTCTTGGGACAGCGCCCAAACATAGTACTGAATCTGGTCTATACGGAATTGTTTTTTACCCATTATTCAGCAGGTTGAGGGTTGGTTGTTGAGTATATGTTGTTTAACAGTGTTTGAAATTGTGCGCCGGCAGGGTCTCTTTTAAGCTCTCCAAGAACGTGCGAGGCGGCAATGGTGGCCGCTTGCTCTGCATGGGTGCCTGTTAGGGGATACGTGGTTGATCCAATATCCGCTACAGCTGGCTTAGTGAATTCAGTAAGGTGTCTTACCTTAACGGATTGCCCAGTTAGCACGTAAAGAAGTCGGTCTTTAAGGTCAATAGAAAAAAGAACACTGTCTTTATATAGGTTGTTGCGGGCTTTTTGGCGGATAGTCTGAGCATTTTGTGCTTCAAAAAGTTGGTATTCAATACCGTCTATGCTTACTGTTGAAATACCAAGGTCATCGCGAAACCTAAACATTGTGTTTGGCAGTACATATTTATCTAATGCCGGTAAAACACTGGTGGCTCCTGTTAAAGCTGTATCAGTAAAAAAAGAACCGGTAAAAGCAGATAATGGTAATGTTGCGGCAACTGCTATTGCCGCTAAATAGGATAATTCCACCTGTTCAGCGGTTGCGCTGGCGCTTACTGGCCACTCATCATCTGTACGAACCTTGTCGTTTACCCGGTCAATAAACCCATCGTAATTCATTTAACACCTGTTTATTTTCCCGGCGCTGGACGCCTGGTTCGGGGCACAGTTACTGTATGGCCTTCAACGGTTTCTGTTTTGGTTCCTTCGGGTACTTTCGTGTCTTTTGGCATAATAGTAAATTATATTAAAGGTTAGTTAAAGTAACAATTCGTTTTCCAAAGATTCAACTTAAAAATCAAAGTCTGCATATAAGTCAATAATAAATGTATCTGTTGGTAAAAAATCTACAGGGCTGCTTTCTGTTATATTTAAATATATTCTTTTAGTATTTGTTAAATCAATAATTTGATCTACTCTTATTTCTTTAGTAGTTGTTTGTTCAAACAGTATACTAAAGCCCGTTACGTCTTCTGAAAACAAAATTTCGTCTGGTGTGGAGTCTGTGTATTCTTTTATAATCTGCAATGTTAAAGTTAAACCTTCGCTTGACCCACCTGTTCTAAATGCTTCGAGGATAAACATTGCTAACCGCAAATACTTTTTGTTATCAAATTCGGTTATGTTAAATGGATCATCAAATGTTAACCCGTTGTTTACATATCCTGTTGATGGTCGAACAATATCTTCTGTGCCAGGGATAAAAGACTCCCAGTCTTCCGAGCTAAGCCGCATTTGTCTAAACCCGACTTGATCAGAGTCTGTAAGCGGTATAATTTTTATAAAGTTAGACCTTGGTGGGGAGGGTTGTGTCCCAATAACTTTTTCACCGGTTAATTTATCTAACACCGATATTCCAGCGCCAACACTATGTAAAATAAATAAAAACCCTGTAGATTCTTTTTCTATTTCAAGCCAAGTTGAGTTTACGCTTAAAGTTGATGAGCTAAGAATATTACCATTTTCCCATAACAATACAGGATTGTTTCCATTAGCGTCTACTTGCAGACAAGCCGCCCTTGCTGTGTCGTTATCGTCCCATGTGTAATAAATTTTATCGGTTCCATCTAATACTATTTCTGTATTACTACTCCCGCTAAAGCTTTGGGGTAATAATTTTATCCAAATATTATTAAAGGATTCTATATCCCATTTACCCATATAAATTTGTGAATTATCACTATTTTCTTTCCACACTAAATACACAAAACCTTTTTGTATAAAAAAAGACTTTGTGCTTATTTGGGTTACTGGCCTCGCCGAAAGTAAATCTGCGCTTATATTTGCTTGCTTAGTTTCTGTGTTTATAAATGAAATAATAAATTCATCATTTATGCTATCAATAATGTTAAATATGGTTTTTTCATGTAAAAAATATTTAGCGTTATTTGTTGCCGTTGAATAAGTGTGTTGGCTTTTAAAATCACCTGTTTCCAAATCGTATACTTTTACTAAATTTACAAATGCAGGAACCCATATTTCCGACTGGTCTTCTACAACTACTAACCCAGCCGGAACTGCTGTTTCTGTAAGTAATATTTCAAGAGAAAAATCATAATAATTTAATTTATACAACGGCCCTTCTCGACTCATCACATACAAATTTTGCTGACTATCAATACTAAAACCTGTAGAAAACCCACCACTAAATTTTTCACTAACACATCTTTTTAAAAAAACACCTGTTTGGTTGTCGTATTCGGCAAACCAATAAACAAAATCTGTACCATCATCCGGCGTTCCGGTTGCCCAAAACTGCGTGCCGTCCCTAAAACCCTGATCAAATTGTAAGCGTATGAATGAGTTATTGATTTTAATTATTTTTGTATTTGTTGCTATCATACCTGCCCCCACATATTATCTGAAACATTACCAATTAATGTTTTAGTGGCACCAGTTACGGTATCAGTAAAAACATCTCCTGAGCCTTCATTAAATTTATAGTAATGCATCAAATTATCTTCATCTCCTTGTAATAAGTTCTGATAAAAGTCTCTTATCTCCCATTTATTACGTATTATTTTCCAAATCCTAAGATCTTTTAACATTCCTGTAAATGGAGTAGATAAAGATACATCACGTACATTTCCAGCCCCAAAATATATAGGATAAGTTAACGAAGGATTAAAAGTGTTTGGTGTTAAGTTTTCTCCTATAGCTACAGGCACTTCTAATCCATCTAAATACATTTTAGTATCCTTGTTTTGGGCTTTTGAAATAGCTAAGTGATGCCACTTGTTGTCGTTGATTGTTTGTGCGCTTGAAAACGCCCTTTTCATTATATTTCCGATTTCATCCCTAATTATTAATTGGACTTTTCCGGGAACGTTTAAATCTGTTTCATCAGCGTTAATATGAATAACAAATAAAGTTTTTCCTATATCTTCTGTTACACCCAAAACACGTTGTAATGATGTGTCTGATGTCCTAAACCAAAACTCTACCGTTATGTTGTTAGCAAGCTCAGAAGCTATATCCTCTGCTCCAATATTTGCGGCTTGATCTACTCCATTTGTTATAAGTGTGTTATCGCTTATAACAGAATATGTACCATCAACCGGTACGTAAATTGAATTTATTATGTCGCCGTCTTCACTACCAGCGCTGTCAATAGCTTTCCAAGGCGCCTTATCATCGAAATTATAATAGTGTAAAAGATTTGTCTCACCCCCTGTAAGGCTATTTTTTCTTAATGTTTGAATCTCTATCTGGGTTCTCACATCATCCCAAAATCTCACATCATCAATGTAACCTTTAAAAAATAAACTTGAGGCAGTAGATGGTTCTTCTCCGCCTAAAACAGTGCGTTCTTGAGAAGGATTCTTAGGGTTTCCGGTTATTATTGTACTATCTCTTTCAACGCCGTCTACATAAAGCTTAATCTCATTATTTATGTGTGATACCGTTACTGCTACGTGGTGCCATACTAATGTTGTAGTAGGATTATAAGAAACAGAAAACTGATCATCAGCAGCATTTCGTAAAAAGAATTGTATTTGACCCTCATCACTTCGTAGTAAATGATGCACGGAGGCAGTGCTTAAAAAGTTTGATATAATACCCCTCCTGGAACCTGTAGATGTTTCCCTAAACCAGCACTCAATAGTAAATTCAGATAAACCACCAAAAACATCTTTATTAATAATAATCTGTTCAAAATCAGTGTCAAACAAAGCAGAAGTCTTTTTCGAAACATCACTCCACATTATATTATCAGTGTTTCCAACTAAATCTCCATCAATGCCAGACACGGCATCTTTAGTTAAATTTCCTGCGTTTTCACTGAACTTATAAAAATTAACGAGATTTGTTTCATTTCCTACAAGATCACTGTTAATAAGATTTTGTATTTGCGTTTCAGTTTTTTCCACATCCCATATACGTACCTCGTGTATTAAGCCATCAAAAAAGCTGTCAATAACCCCCCGTAAATTTCTTGCTCCAATTGTTAAATTATTTTCAAAATCCACAAAGGATGCAGGATCTATTGTATCATTAGATGCTTGTGAGAGGGGTGCTTTTTCACCATCTACATATAAATTTACATCATTAACCTCAGTAAAAGTAAATGCTAAATGATGCATGTTTCCATCTGTTAAACTTTTTGGTGGTGAATTGGTACCAAAGGTTTTCGCATTACTTAAATCATCCCTAAAAACAATAACTAAATTATCTGCTGATTCAGTTTGGGATGCATTCGCATTAATAAATATCTGTAAAAATGTTGTAAATCCATCGTTTACTGAACCTAAAAGCGTACTTTTGGTTGTAGACGTTGTTTTAAAATAAAACTCTATAGTGAAGGCAACGCCAAAAAAACTGTATGAAGTTTGATTTGTGTCTATGTATTGATCTATACCATTCGTTGCTACACCTAAACCAACACTTTCGGCTAAAAGAACAACTGGTGTTCCCGAAACAATGGCGCTTAGCAGCGATTCATTATCACTTGTATCAATGGCTGAAACCTGTATATCATAACTAACTCCGTTAGTAAGGCCGGTTACCTGGTAAGATGTTGCAGTTATTACAGAACCGTTATCTTTAACACCATTAACGTACACATTGTACCCGGCTAAATCCGGTTCACTATTTGCACTCCAAGAGCAATCTAAAACTGTATCACCAGGTATAACCGTAAGCCCTGTTGGTGTTGCAGGGGCTAACGTGTCTTCTATCACTTCACTTACAATAGCACTTAGCGGTGATTCATTATCGAAATCATCAACGGCTGAAACCTGAAAGTCATAACTGGCCCCGTTAGTAAGGCCGGTTACCTGGTAAGATGTTGCAGTTATTACAGAACCGTTATCTTTAACACCATTAACGTACACATTGTACCCAGCCAAATCCGGTTCACTATTTGCATTCCAGGAAAGGTCTGCTACTTCGTTTTCTCCAACCGCAACTAAGCCCGTTGGCGCGGCCGGGGCAATATCATCTGCCATTACAGAAACGACTTGAGCTTTAGAAGATTCGTTATCGGATGTATCAACATGAGATACTTCGTAGGTATATTGCTGGCCAACAGTAAGCCCGGTTATCTGAAATGTCGTAGAAGTTGTAACTCCTTGAAAAACCCCATCTAAATAAACACGAGATTCTTTAAAATCACCATCAGCCGATGCATCCCAAAACAAATCAGCAATACCATTAAGGTCATTAACAGTAAAATTAACAGGCGCGGCCGGGGCAACGGTATCCTCAATGAACTCTGATACGATATCACTAAGGCCACTTTCATTACCATCACCATCAACGGCCGACACCTGAAAATCTACGGTCGTATTATTAGTCAATCCGGTTGCTTGGTAAGATGTTCCTGTTACAATAGAGCCATTGTCCTTCACCCCGTCTACATACACATTATATCCAGCCAAATCCGGTTCACTATTTGCATTCCACGATAAATCCGCAACAGTGTCTGCACCATCAACCGAAAGTCCCGTGGGAATCGCCGGGGCTATAGTGTCCGCAACGGTGTCTATGATATCAGATACCCCGCTTGTAGCTGACAAATCATCAATAGCTTGTACTCCAAAAGTGTATTGCTGGCCGTTAGTTAGCCCGGTAAATGTGAATTGCGTTTGTGTGGTTCGGTCAACTTCAACACCGTCTAAATACAAAATATATTCAAGAAGATTGCTGTCATCTACAGCGTCCCACGTCAATACCGCCTGCTCATTTTCGGCAACAACAGCCAAATTAACTGGATCGCCGGGAGGTTCATTGGCAAATACAGAGATAGTATCTGTTTTTAAACTTTCAAAACCTGATGGCAGCACGCCAACAACATAGTAGTAATACGTGTCCTGCGTTAAGTTATTATCTTGATACATCTCAACACCCACGCCAAGCTCAACAATCATTGTGAATGTCTGATTGTCGCTTGAACGATATACCCTGTAATTATCAAATTCGGCTCGGGCAATCCACTCAAGGGTTATATCATTTCCTACACCTGTAACATCAAATCCTTCAAGGGCAAAAGCGCCGGGTGTATAGTCAACTGTAAATCTTGTTTTTGTCTTTTCAAGAAATTGGTTAGCTCTAATAATTTTACTAAAGGCATTAGATGCTCGGTAGATTTTTGTGAATATTTGTCTAAGGTATGCCATTAATCATCTATTATAACAAAAGGCCCTTTTATTGGCGTAAAAAGCTCACCACCCCCATCAGTTATTTGTATATCATAGTAATACTCAAACGGCTCACTTATTAAATCAGCAAAATCCGCAGGGGGATGAGTTATTAAAAACTTATCAAAAACACCAGCTGCCGCACCATCATCACTTTGTTCAACCGCAAAATTTTCATTTGGTATGGTTACAACAACAGTGCCACCGCGCCGGTCTTTAATCTCCATTACAAAAGTCATACCTGTAAAATCAAAAGGGTTTCCATCTTTATCCTGACTTTGGTTCTGGAATTTGAATGTGTCCGTGCGGTTATGGCGGATTCGCTTAACAAGAGGCTGGTCGGGATTTACAGGTTCAAAAAATGGCATAACTATATAGTTTCTGTTAAGGGTACACGATTACCAGCAAATACATCATTGAGTGTAGACGGGCTTTTTTCATTATCAGAATATACCTGATTTTTAGGTATTCTTCCATAATCACTATGTTGTGCTAATTCTCTTTTCTCTGATTTCATTGTAACAGGGTTCAAAGCCCCAAGTAAAAAGTATTTCGTTTTATCAAACGCATGATCGGGTATGCCCGGCCCCTGCTTTATATCTTCAACATCCCGGTCATCACTTACCAAGCTTTTAAGTTCGTTTATAGTGTGTGGACAAGCACTTATTTTTTGCCTTTCTTCCCCGCCAACCGTCTTATAGTAACAACCAAAATATAACTTTGGCTCTGTTTCAAAATCCCCAGTATCTTCATTTACTTTGTAATGCAATGCATTACCTACAGCTATTGCTCCCTTGCGCCGGTCATTAATACATTCTACTAACTTTATACCATACCTGTTCCAAAATATATCCGATAAGGTAATATCATGAGACATAATCGAATATCGGTTTTGTCGGGCAAAAGCGTCCTTCCCGGCAATTACATACTCCGGTAAAACAATCTTGTCTTTCGGCAACCAACGACAGTTTTTTATATCCTCGTAAATATCGTCTACATGATCTTCAAGCCTTTTTTCTTTTTCATAGTAATCAGTAAGCTGATACTTTTTACCTTCTGGACTTATGGCATACACAGAGAATGAACAATAATCTGCACTACCAGGGTCAAGGGCACCCACTAAACGCCAATGATCTGGTACTATACCCCCGTAGGGTAAAAACAATTCATCCAGATCAACTTCATGTATATACGGAACAACCTGGTATTTCAGCCCCGCAAAAGCGTAAGGATCTCCATCCATATATGCCGTCCGATATGGCTCAGGTAATCGTTTCAAGGAACGTATGTATTCCGGGTTTTCCCGATAACCAATTTTGTTATCCCGCCAGTCCGCAAAAATAAAGGCAAAGTCATCAGGATCTTCAACATACTTAACTTTTTTTTCCCCAGTTTTTAAATCTTTAACAACCTCAGTCTCAAACCCGTCTAACGTTCGTTCTTCGGATTTTTCATGCGAACATCCCTCCCAAAAGTGAGAAACGAGATAGTTGTGCCCTGTATCACCCCAATTAAAACACATCATAACCTTCGGTTTGTAATAATACTTTTCATATAGCTTTTTAAGTTCTTTCTTTTCGCTATCGGAACCCGCAATTTTTATTTGTTTTTTAATACGGCTTCGAGCGTTTGTAGCAATTGCTGAAGGCCGGCATAAAGAAGGAAAATATTTTAATTCGAAATCTGTAAACTGTTGTGCTTCATCCACTAAAACCATGTCAAAACCCTTACCATTATGCTTACGTATATCAGCCGGCCGGTTAATCTGTATAAACTTTAAAACAGAACCGGTTTCTTTGTAAGTAAACTGTTTGTCATTTGAGTTCCATTTTACTTTGCCAAGCTTTATGAAATCCTGCATTTCAGTTTTAATCGGTTCAATATGCAGATCTTTTAACTGATCATATTCTCTGGCAAAGATAGCGGCATGTAAGGGACGAGCCATTAAGTGCATATTTGCGATACTTCGAATATTCCAACTTTTACCGCCGAATTTGGCAGCACCATACCCGTTAACCGTTTTTGCTGCAAAAGGAGCCATTAAATCCCAGGCCTTTTCCTGTTTAGGTTGCGGGTAATACGGCCAAATAATTTCTGTTTTATCGCTTTTACTCATGAGTATCATTCTAAAGATTATCAACTATAAAAGCAATATTTCACTCTCAGGAATTTTTCCTCTTTTGAAAACCAATTTCTAACCAGCTTTAGTATATATATATATTCTATATTCTATATTCTATATCTATATGTGCTAAAAAACGTAAATTTGTTAACCACCGATATAAAAATGTTAACATCTAAAAGGTAAATGTTAACATGTGCACACAGGGTTGTCCTACTACTATATACGTACGTATAAGGTAGTATTGCGTTTGCCTAATTTGCGTGCACCAGAGGTTAAATTTTGTGTTAACATATATAGTATAGATGTCAACATTCTATACAATAATGTTAACATTCCGGCGCTTTAAGATAACATTAGAATTTATGTTTTTTGCAAACTTTTACAGAATTTAATTTGAATTTTTAGTATAGGCCTGCGAGCATATTATATTCATGAAAAACATCATCTCCCTTTTCTTCGAGCTTAAAATTCAAATACCGGTAGGTGTCATCTATGTTTGAATGTGCAAGCTCAATTTGCACCATCCGCATTGGCTCTATGCGCCTTCCCTCTTTAGCTTGTTTTACCCAATAATCATATACAGCATTGGCAAAAGTTTTACGCATCGAATGGGTGCCAATTTCTTTGGTCTCTATGCCAACCTTTTTACATACCCTGTTAATACAAACCCTAAAGGTTTCTGCTGATATAGCACCCCCTTTTTCAGACATGAAGCATTTAGATGATCTGTGTACTGTCCATCGGCGCATAAGTTCATCATACCAATGTGATAAATATAGCTTTGTTTCCGGGAATATTTTTTTAGGTGGCCGAGACTTCCCGCCTTTCATGTTACGCTTCTGGACTTTTATTTTATCGTATGGATCTCCAATTTCATTATATACGTCTTTGACCCTTAGAGACAAAATCTCATTTATTCTAAAACCGGTTGATATTCCAACTGCAAATATTGCTCTGTCCCGATTTCCGTATTCTTCGGTTTTAAAACCTTCAAACATTAATGCTATCTCTTCCTTTTCAAATGGCCGGCATGCTTTATTCATAATCTAATCCTCATCAATTTCAAGTTTTGTGTCATCATTATCCGGGCGTGTTGTCCACCTATCCAATGCATCCGGTAGCTGGGTTGTGTTAGGATTTAAAATATTTAATTGGTTGTGCTCATTTTTCTGGTTAATCTCTAATTCTTTATGCTTCTGAGCGCCGGTAACCTTACCAAGCTCCTTAGCTGATTCGGTAAAATTCTTTAGGTGCCTGGAATCCCCGGAATTTGTTTTAGTGGTTTCAGTAACCTCCTCTTTCGGGTTCCCGTATTCGTCTACGTAATTTTTAACTTTGATTGTCTTTTCAGGCTTTTTAGAATCATGCCAGGCTTTTAGGGCCTCCCTTGCTGATAACCGGTGCATACGGACAACCTCATCACGAACCTCGGTAAGATCTTCATCCCTTGCCTTATAACCAATTTCCATAATATGTTTTATATCATCTTCTATAAGCTGTTTTCTTTCTCCTAACGTGTGGGCTATAAAATCAGCTTCGTAGCCAAGCAATAAATAATCTAACACCTCATGCCTGCGCCGGTCAACCTCTCTTATATCGGAAAGCCGGGTAGGGTGTGTTTTATCGGGTTTTTCCTTTGAATTTAAGTTGTCGTTATTGTTAACAGAACTCTTTTTATACCAATGTTTATAACTCATAATATTGTATTTAGTTAATGCAATAATGTAATAAACACTGAGAAAAATTCCTTATATCATGTCTTCTATTATATTTTTACCCACCCATATATAAACAACCCCCCACCCCGTCCACGGAAACTCTGATATTATTGCTATCCAGCATACCATTATAACAACAACCGCGCCGCACTCAACGCCCCCGGGGGGTGCCCGCACGCCGCCCGCCCCGGCATTATGCGCACACACGCAACACGCTAAGCACGGGCAAACTGCACGCAATGCATACATGCACGTTGACTGGTTCCTGATCACTTCAGCATCCCGATAGGGGAGGGGAGGGGATTGATAAAAAAACAAACCCCTAAAACTATTCAACTTTACATAAGATAAATTATACAACGTAATTTCAAGGGTAAAAACACGCACGAAATTTTGTAAAACATGACTTAAATCTCTGAAATGAACAATTTTGTGTATACAAAATTTTGTTCAAATGCCGCTGACAACATTTCGAATGCCTGTATTGGAGTAATACTGCCATTGACATAGAATTGTACGAAGCGAATAAAGGCTGTATAGCCTGATTTTTGAATAAAATTTTGTCCAAAATGCACGTGAAGCACAATTCTTTGGGCATTAGCCCAAAAGTGCACAAAATTGGCGTGAATCGAGTGATTTCACATAATGCAGGAACACACATTACAAGCCTATATCGCACGATTAATGAATCTTTGTCCAAAAATTCTATTCATAGAAATTTTGGAAATCGGCGAATAAAGGGAATGGAGCCTACTTAGGGCAAAGCTGAATAAAGCAAATCAGAATTTATGTTATTTTTCTTGTAAAAATAACATATATCGAGTCAATACCCGATATGCCACCAGCAATATAATGTTTCTGTAGAACCTTTGGTTCTAAAAAGCCATTAGATTTTTCTAACTTGAATTTTGCACAAAAAAATTTGCAGTTTGAAAGCAGTTCGACACGGCAAACGCAATGTTTCGAGCGATGCATCTACGATGCATTTTTAAACCTTAACGCAAACAGCAAACGCTATGTATACACAACCCGCAAATCACGACCTACACAACCCGCAAATCACGACCTACACGAGCAAATTCAATCCGAATTTCCGGAGCTTTCAGCTTCCAGTGTTGACCAAATAATCAAAGATTATTACGCAGGCAAGTTGAGCCACGAACAGATGCTTGCCGAAATCGAGCAGGAATCACATGCAACGCTCACGGATGGTTTCTTTGAAACCATCTAACACCCAACATAGGGAATGGAAAAATCCATTCCCTTTTTAAAACTAACTTTTAAACCAAAGGTTTAATCATGAAAGTTCTATCAACCATCGACTATGTACCTGTATATGCACCAAGCGATACATCAGGCGTACAACCACGGCCCGCATCACCCAAGCCGGCGAAACCCACCAAAAAAACAACCAAAACCAAAAAGAAGTCTACGACTTCTAAAAAACGAAAGGCAACAGTGAAAAACCAAAAAAGCTCTAAAGAGCTAAACCAAGAACAAATACAGAAGCAACTCGATAAGATCGAGAAAGATCTGAACAAGCTTAAACAACAAAAAAGCTCACTGAACAGTGAGAAATACAGATTGTTAAATAAGCTCAAGCAGGTAGCATAACGCCTAACAAAGGGAATGGAAAAATCCATTCCCTTTTTAAAACTAACTTTTAAACCAAAGGTTTAATCATGGAAAAACATGAAATAACAACAGAATTTTTTCATTTCTGCTACAACTTTCCGCACGATATACGTGATCGGCTAATCGAGTTATACGGTAAGCGCTTGGGCCAACATTTTTACCGCAAATATCGTGGATACGCATTGGACTACAAGGGCATGCCGTGGCGCACATTCCACGCTATGGTGCGTATGTATTGCGAAATGACCGATGGAAATAGAAAAATATTCCATCAACTTGTTGATGAATACAACCAAGAAATGGCACAACATTAACCTAAAAATCCCTCTCTTTAATGAGAGGGATAAACCTTAACATAAACCTTCTTTCTTATGAGCTGGATAATACTCACAATAACGTACAGAGACGCACAAGGCCACGCACACAATGACTGCGTATATTTTGAAAATAAAAACGCTCTTAATACTGATGAAGTATTAAGAGTAATTAACGAAAAAATAGGCATAGAACAGCAATTTATTGCTGAAGATTATTTCTTACCGAACATTGCGCCTACCGACAACGAGTACATAGACGTAGGCGAAACGGATAACGCATATATTGCGATTGAGGGTATAGACAAAGAGTTAAAGAACACATATCCTCATGGCTTATCTTCTGAAATAACAGATATTTCAGACTGGATTAATGCTATATCAAGTGTTACTAAGAGTGAACTAAAGCGCAACGCCGCACAACGCAAAATGCAGGCTATTGAGCATTACGCATCACGTGTTGCGAAGCTTGCAGCACAGGCAACGAGGCAGTAAAAACATAATACGGATAGACAGTTATGTAATACATAACTGTCTGTTTTTATTATAAAAAAAGCACTTGACATTGAACAAATTATTGTGCAAATTAATAGCTCAAATTTCAAACCGCACTCAACAACCAAACAGCAAATGCTATGGATACACACAGACAACACATAAAAGATATTATACGCCAACGTGAAGGGCTTACCCAAGATCAGGCGGAAGAACGCTTCAAGCAACACAGGCAAGAATTAATTAGCCGTATTGAATCAGGGGAATTACCCTTTGATTATTGCTATGAGCAATTTGGCCTTGAGCCGGATTACCTTGAAGACTTTTTAGTATAATCACAACCAAAAACCCTAATATTATGATTTCGAACAGACTTATAAAAAATCTCTCTAAGTACATTGCGGGAAAAGATGGAAACAGATTGGCGCTCACAGGCGTTGCTTGCCACGGGCCACACATGGTAGCTGTCGACGGCCATAAACTGGTGTATGTTGAAACGCATGAAGAAAATCAACACTTTGAAGATTCAGCAGTATATGAGATTGACGAAAAACAGGCCTTAAATGCTGATTTTGTAGCCCAAGCGCATTCGTTCCTGAATGGAAATTACCCGAACATACCATTTGTTGTACCCGAAGATGATCCGGATGTTGAACTTACCATTCAAGTTAAAGTGCTTCTTGATCTGTTGAGATTCTTAGACTCCATAAATGTACCTTCGGTAGTTTTTAAAATTGTGAATGCTGATACAAAATATCCACGAATCATTTTTGAAACTATTGATGAAGCGCACTATAAAGGCGGCGCAATAAAGCGTGCCGCTGGTATGGTAATGCCGATGCTTATGCCGTATCACTGGCCCGATGGACGCAGAAATGAATATCCTCGAAAGAAAAACCATTTAGCGCTAATGAAACCGCTCTTTAATGAGATCGTTGAAGCGGTAAATAACTTTGAACCATCAAACTTGCAGGAGGCGTAATATGAGTTCGTTCATACATAGCCCACAGGAATATGTTGAATTACGCAACGGTTTGTATGATCTGTTTGTAAATACAGAAACAACAGCAGATCAAGTCAAACGATTCTTAATGCAATCAGATTCTTTGTCTGATTGCATTGAAGAATTAAGTACAAAAAGAGAAATAGCAAATGCTGTTATTGCATCACTTGCTGACCTGGAATGCGCTTGTGTTGTATTACAGTACGAGAAATATTACGAAAAAAATTATGCTGAAGCAGTTCGTAATGAACAGCATGATATCAGAAAAGCGCTTGAAGAAAGTACAAACAAAGACACAAAGCACCCGGTTTGCGTGTATAAGCTACTGCAAAGTATAAATTACCAGAGCGAAGTCCATAGACTTTTCAAAAAATTTGCTAATGATGTTGAAACGGGCATCTTATATAGGGAATCATACGATCTTTTGGGGTTTCTCAAAGCTCTTGTAGCCGACAAGATTATATCTTCAACCCCACAATACGCAAAATGCGGCTGGTAATGTGTTAGGGTTACCCCATCAGGCAAAGCGCCTGGTGGGGTTTTTAATTTAGAACCAAAAAAATGAACATGAAATTTTCAGAAAATCATTTTACTGATGATTTAAAAGAAAACTTTCGACCATGGGAAACCGGGCATGATAACGAACAGGATGCACACGCATTATTTGCAATTCTCATGCACAGACACCCGACCGAATCACCCGAACTTTTGAAAGAATGGGCATTTGATTGGGTAGGATACCAAGAGCCAACAAGCCATAATACAGAAAGGTAGTTATCATGATAACTACCTGTTTTTATTATAAAAAAAAGCACTTGACATTGAACAAATTATTGTGCAAATTAATAGCTCAAATTTCAAACCGCACTCAACAACCAAACAGCAAATGCTATGAAAAATAAAGTATATAAGTTAATAACCGACCGCTTCATAGAAGCTCTCGAACAAAACATTATACCGTGGGAAAAACCGTGGTCTACTGAAGGGCACACACCCCGAAACGCCATTACAGGCAGACCCTATTCGGGTGTTAATAGATTAATCTTATCCTTGAGTTATAAATACGCCTCACCATTTTAGTTGACATATAAACAGGCAAAAAAGCTTGGAGGATCTGTGATTGAAGGAGAAAAATCCACGCCGGTCGTGTTTTGGATGCCTATGTATTATATAGATGGGAAACAGGTTGATCAAGAAGAAACCCTGGGTTTACATAACAGTGAATTCGATGAAAGGTATGTATTGCGGTACTACAATGTGTTCAACTATGAGCAATGCGAGGGCATAGAGGATAAAAAATTACCGGAACTTCCGGCTGTTAACCATTCGACTATAAGTTCAGCAGAGCGCTTTATCAATCATTATATGGCAGCACAGCAAATCACAAAGGGCGTTGGGCCAAGGGCTATGTATAACCCCGCTTTAGATCGCATTGTTATGCCACAACTTTCGGATTTTAAAAATCCGGAATATTACTATAAAACATATTTCCATGAGATTATACACTCAACCGGCCACAAATCCCGGCTGGATAGAGAGTTGAGGGGGAAATCTGATATGAAAGAATATTCCAAAGAGGAATTGACCGCCGAAATTGGAGCATCATTTCTATGCCAAGAATTTGGAATACGTGGAGCTATAATGGAAAATTCAACAGCTTATATCCAAGGGTGGATCAAAGCGCTTAAACAGGACAAAGGCGAATATTACATTATAGGGGCCGCAAGCCGGGCAGAGAAAGCAACCGAATTCTTAGCCCAATACTACACCCATGCAGAACATGCACTTGAAACCGCATAACCCCAAAGATGATTATCCCGTGTGTTTTGACCAGCACACGGGATTTAACCCGGGGCAACTGCCCTGGAACAATCAAAACCAAATAGGTAATACTTATGAAACAAGCAGATATGTTATCAAAAACAAAAGAACCGGCTATTGCCGAACTAACAAAACATCTAAAAAAAGATCTGATATCAGAAGCAAGAATTCGATCATTAATAACGAAGATATATGCGTTTAAAAACGGTCTTATTGAATACGAAGATCCGCAAAAGATTAACAATTTTCTTGAAGAAGAGGAGCAAAAAGGATACAGAATAAATGATATGCAATGTGAATTCAACTTAAACCAATTTTCAAATGATTATATTAAAATCATAAATAAGATTACGGGTAGAGAATCAGAAAAAATATGTGTTGCCTACACACATATTGAAGAAATGACAAAAATTCATGCCCGCAATTTAAATAATAAAATAAAAGATCATATAGAGGCAATCAAAACCGACCAGCGCAACAAATACCTTGATAACAAGGAGGCTGCCGAGAAGTTTTTAGCAGATCGTTCACATCGTTCGACTTCATTATACGAAGGTATATTGGACGAAGACGTGCGTAACTTTATATCAGATATCCAGCAAAAAATTAAAGAAGCCGAAACCGACAGAATTCGTAAAAAACGAGAAGAAAGAAAGGCAAAAGAGCAAAAAGAAGAAGCGTTGCGTAAGGCGTGGATTGAAAATCACGGCTCTGATCGGCTGAAAACAATGTATAAGGAAGGATATGAATACCGCATGACCTATGAACAAGAGCGATGCGAGGCTGAATTCCCTGAATTTGAGCTTGATGAAGCTGGAGATAAATTCGGCTGGGAAGACCGGGCAAACCCATCACAAGATGCGCTTGATCAAGCTATAGCACATAAAGAGCATGGTGGAGAAGTAGTGTGGCTTGTATTACCCTATGAACCATGCGAGGCGATTATAATAAAACCTGAATGGTCTCGGTATCATTTAGTGAAAACAATATAATTTCCCGCATCCCGTGTGTTTTGACCGGCACACGGGATTTATATATAACTAAAATAAATAATTATGCATCACATAATATCAACAGATCAAATTCACGAAACTGATAATCCGGAACTTCTTACAGTCGGTGGCGAAATAAGAAAAATATATGAATACGGACGTAAAGGCCGGCCGCCCTGCGTAACCCTTACACTATTCTTAAATGGCACAGCATGTGTAGAGAATTGCTGCACAGGTAAGACATTTGTGGCTGATAGTAAGGGCATAAAAGAAGCTTTTGCCCTTGCCCAAAGAATATCACAAAACATGCGGAATAAAGATTACACCTACGGGTGGTAGTTAATTTAAAAACCACAAACGAGAATATTATGGGTAAAAAACTATACGAAAAGCTTGAAAAAGCAATCGAACAGTTAGAAAATATCTTTAATAATAAAGATATGGATGACTTTGCGATGACTATAAACAATCTTTTTTTCAGGCTTGAAAAAATGGACGAAAACCGGTGGTGGTTTCAGATATACCGAGACGGCGAACCCGTGTTTATAGATAACAATATAGCAGACACGCGCTCTAAGGCTATTAATACGCTTATTGAGCGAGGAAATGAAATTTTTTCAACTCAAAAACAAAGCAATAATGAAGATAAAAATAGAGTTTGATATAACTAACGAAGCATTCTATGATACAGAGCAGAATTTATTACCTGCCGCCGTATATAGGCAAGTGTTTCAATGCGCCCGCTTAACATATGATTTATTGGAGGACTTGCCACACGCAATGAATCATGAAAAGTTAATCCGGGACATTAATGGTAATCGTATTGGGACAATCTCCATAGAAGAAACATAATACGGATAGACAGTTATGTAATACATAACTGTCTGTTTTTATTATAAAAAAAGCACTTGACATTGAACGAATTATTGTGCAAATTAATAGCTCACATTTCAAACCGCGCCCAACAACCAAACAGCAAATGCTATGGCTAATATAACAGTAGAGATAGAATCACATTCAATACCACAGACAAAGACCACATCCAGGCGAATGTATTTTGTAGATAAAGTTACTCACGATGATGCTTCTAAGGCAGAATATCACTCAAATATAAATTCGTTTTTTTCGGAAAGTGAGGCGTTACGCTTTGCAAAAAAATATGCCGAAGAAAATAACTTTAAGTTAATTCCAACCATTAAGCGATACCATTAACGCAAAAGATAACACTATGTACACATTAGAAATAAGATTAGATTATATAGATAACCCCAGCGATGCGGTAGATGTTACCGAAAAAACCTTTGAAGACCTTAACGAGGCGGTTAAGAATGCCGAGGAAATTGTTTCTCAAAAGATCCATGAGCACGGCTGTTATCAGCATGTTTGCGTGTATCATGGAACAAAGGAAGACCCCTACCAGGTACGAATGTATGAAGGGTATTCTGAAAGCGCCGAGCTTCCAAAAGACGGGATATTGGTGTTTTATAAGCACAGAACATACATGAATTACGCATATAAGATAACCGGTGTAGAACCTGTAGGTGGCCGGTTTAATACCTATGAAGACTTACCCTTTCCTGATGACCACACATCAGCAACACATTGTAATGTGTATGACACAGCAAAAGAGTTGCATGAAGATTACAAAAACGGACACAGTATATTTGCAAAATTACAATCAGGGTCTGGAATGGTTATAGATTGTTTAATCTCTAACGGAATTTTAAAAGGAGAAGAAAATGACTAATAAAATTACAGCAAAAAAAATTGAACCCGGTCTATATTACGCAAGAGAAATTGATGAACCGATCTTTTTTATCCGCGTGGATGACCGGTTGCATATATGGGAGATACGGCAGAAAATTGACGAAGGCACATATAAGGTACTTAACACATGCGGCAGCCGTAAAGACTGTGTGATATGGCTTGAGCTTAATTATAAAAAGCGGGGCCTTACATATTTGTATGCAAACCAACATCTAACAAACAAAGAGCCTGTATATGATGGCGATAATTAACAGCATACAATCTGCACAAATATTTGACATTAATAAAAATTTTGTGCAGTTTTTTGGAAACCTTTTAAATCCGAACCTAAAAAAGCAAATGCTATGAACATACTAATTAACCCTTTACGACAACTTGTGATATGGCCAAGCAATCTATACGATGGATACATTGATTGTGATAAGCTCAATGAAGACCTCACCTACGATAGGTGTGTGTTTTCATGCAAGGGAACATTACACCAGGCCTTACAGTACGGGATAAATAATAATTTCGTGCCAAAATCAGGATGGGTACAAATGAAAGTTGACCGCATAGAAAGCTGGGAAACGCTATGGCCAGAAGCCATGAAACAATTACGTAATAAAGCCTACTACAAAAAGGAGAAATTATGAAACGGCTGGGTTTAATTGCTATTTTACTTTTATTGATATCACCGTATCTATATACACACCTACATGAGGTAAAAATACGCCCGTGTAAGGTTGAATCAATAACCATACACAGCAACGCATCTATCAGCGCCGGTCAACCGGAATACACATTGCAGGCTATTGACGTGAAGGGCAACATATATAATATCCCAATACCCCATGAGATATATATCGATATTAGGCCCGGAGATTGGATTCCGATAAAGATTTATCGGAATAAAATAACTAAGAAAATAACAGCATATTTACACGAATAACCAAAACTTAACTATTAGAAATATGAGTAAAAACAAAACAAAAACAATGGTAGACACAGAAGAATTTATACGACCCCGCAGCTATAGGTTTCTACAGCGCATACGAGGCGTATTGAATATGTCTGAATTGGCTCGACTTGCAGGAGATATTGCAAACAAAGACAGCTTTTATTCGAGAGTCCGCCGCAACAGCGACCTAAGCAAAAGCCTGGACGCAAAAGCCGAATCGGAAGCAATTGCCGAGGTTCTTAATGAACTGTGGTACATCATTGGTGTTGGTATTGGTAAATTACCCGAGGACAGAAAAAAGAAATATAAATATTTCAACGATGATTGGAGATAATTATATACTGCTCAGCGTACTTATGCTGATGGCTACCGAAATTGGTTTTATAGTTTGGGAAGAATGCAAACAAGAAAGAGCGTATAGAAAGCGCCTTAAATCTTTTGAAACCAACCGGCCGGATTTGCATGAGTTTGCTGAGCAATCATATAAAGCAAACGCAAGGTTTGATAAACAAACGAAAGGCGTGGCTATAGATAATGGCCCGGTAAACAATGAACATAAAACATATACAACGGATTAAACTTCAGGATGTTCTTGTAGGCATAGACTGTGGTACTACAACCGGGCTTGCTGTCATGAAAAGAGCAACTGGGGATTTAATTCTACACACTTCAGACTTTTGGAACACCTATGATTTTATAGTAGAAAAGTTTACACCAACCCAAGTTGGAATATTCATTGAATCTCCGCAACACATTAAGCCCTCTTTCAGGCGTAGTAAGAACATACGAAAAGAAAAAAAGATAGCACAAAACGTAGGAGGTGTTAAACGAGAAACGGAGTTACTTATTGAAGGTATCCGGCGCGGCGGCTATTTGGTTGCTGAAGTAGTTCCAAAAAAAACTAAATTGACACACGAACAATTTGTAAACTTGACTGGATACAATAAAACTAAAACAACTAATCAGCATTGCAGGGATGCTGCAATGTTAATCTACGGATTATGAAAGTTTATAATTTTTTATACAAAGTGAATGGCGTATTTATTGGTAAACATTTTCGTTACCACCATGACCCAAACTCCCCATATAAGCGTTACACTTCAAAGAAATTTGGGGGAGTTACTATACGTACATTACGTGATTTAGTAGCGATTGAACAGGAAACCGTGATCCTTAGTGTCCGGTATTCAGGCAGGAACTTTACCGATAACAAACTAAGCTACATTAACGGTATAAAAATTGATCTTATAGAACTGGATGATCCACGTATTAAAGAGCACAACATTGATGTTGATAATCTGGAGCATGTTGAGCTTGAAATAAAACAGAAGGGATATCATATAACCGGTGAATCTACTGCTTTAGAAATATTTGTTGGAACCGATAGCGTTGTGATACTTTTGAAACCTGTCCTTACATGAAGATTATTTTTATTGAAATTAACGGTGTATTATTAAACAAAAAATGCTTGGTTGATATTAACGATGGTAAAAAAACCAGGCTTGATTTCAACGAACAAGCTTGTTCACAACTAAATTATATTGATGAGAGCGTTCCAGGCCCGGTTGGTGTAGTTGTGATTTGCTGTTGGAGAAAAGAATACTGCTTAGAAGATTTAAAATGGATCTTTGTAAAAAACGAAATCCAGCCGCCTGTAGTTGGAGCTGTTAGTAAGTCAAATACAGCCCGGTCTTTGCTTATTAATGATTGGATTTTTTCTTATGAATACAGTTTGCACAGTTATGTGATTATAACAACGGATAATCACGATATTACATCCGAGCACAGGTTAACCAGAACAGTTCTATGTGATCCAGAAACAGGATTGAATAAAAATAAAGCTGAAAAAACAATAAAAATACTAAATCAATAATTATGAGCACAATTAATAGAGTTATATTAATAGGCAACCTTGGCCACGATCCATCATGTAAAATAACAGATACAGGTGTTGAGATTGCTAATTTGTCTTTAGCCACTTCGGAAAAGTGGAAAGATAATAACGGTGAATACAAAGAGCGCACCGAATGGCATGATATTACCTTTTTTGGAAAGTCTGCTGAAGTCTGTAAGAATTATCTTTCAAAAGGTGATAAAGTTTGTGTAGAAGGAAGCCTTAAAACAGAAACATATACCAATAAAGATGACCAAGAAGTAACACGCACAAAAATAACTGGTCGAGTGTTAACTATGCTTAGCAATAAGGATTCTAATAAGCCCAGCCGCATTCAAATACCAAAACCTGAACCAAAAAAACAGGATGATCTTGGAGTAGCAGATTTCACCGAAGATGATCTACCATTTTAAATTATGAATAATCTAATTAAATACATCTTAGCAATAGTTATAGCGGGAACCCTGCTTGTAACATTGATCTTTATATACCAGAATGAGATTAACTATCAGGCGCATCAAAAAAATGCACGTATTATAAAAATTGATATGTGCAAGGATAACCCGGTAACATACTTTGTTTTAGAAGACGGACAGGCGGGCTCTGTTGATGGTCTTTACGGGCTACCAGGAGAAATTATAGGTATTGATAAAGCTTTGTATGTAAATGGGCGATTTTATAAACTGCACCGGCTCGCAACAATTAAGAATTTAACGAGAGTACAATGAAAATTTGTCAAATTGATTTTCAGTCAATGGAAGGAATAGGTCGTTTAAAGAATATTAACCCGGCGCTGGAAACACAAACGATAAACACTATATTTATATCCTGCAATATCTTACCTGATATACCCATAGGTGTACATCCTGTTTATTCAAGTGTTGATTTGTTTGGGAGGTCTGCTAAAGCACTTGAATACCGTCAATATTCACGTTGGGAGGATTATGTTGACGGATTTTTTCCTGATATAGGATCTGCCAGAGAGTTTATAAAATCAAACCTGCCTATATTGCATACTAATTAACAACGGCATCTATCTTTTTTATAATCGCTTCTACAACATTTACCGTAACAGCATTACCTAATGTTTTGTATCGTTGCGTATCGCTCATTTCAATGGTTTCACCATCAATGATTCCGAATTTTGTCCAGTCGTCCAGAAAACCTTGCAGCCGTTCACACTCAATAGGCGTAAAGCGCCGAATATTAAATCCTTGCTGAACACCATGCTTATCCTGTGAAGTAAGCGTAAAACTTGGTTCATCATTGTCTTTAAGTCTTCGTCCGTTTTGCCGCTTATCTATTCTGTCGGGTGTTAGAGAGGTTTTCACCATGGGTTGATGGCCATGCGATTCGGCTTTTAATGTCGGAACGATATCATGCTCTTTAGGTGGTTTGTCTTTATGCCCGTAATGGCTCATAATCACTGGTTGACCGCTTCCATCTTCCCGTGCCCGCGCCGGAATACATGGAGAAATATTGGGGTTTTCAAGCTCTCTAAAGCCTTCACCATCTTTGTGTGTGCGCCATGTGCCGGATTTAACCTGTTTTTTTTCTACAACATGTGTATGTTTGTTTTTGTTTATTGAACAAAGCCCCTTGTTATAGTTTGGTGTTAGACAATAAGCATTACCCTTTGCCGTGAATTTATTTTGAATTAACGTCATCGAGCTGTGCAATCCCCCTGAATTCCCCCCTGCTGTGAAGCATCGAGCAATTGGGGTTTTGATTGCCCTTTTAGGAGGCCTATTATCTTTTTTTCTGATAGGTAATATTTCTCCGGCACGCCCTCCGGCGGCTCTAAGATGTCCGACAATAAAGATTCGCTCTCGGTTTTGTGGGACTCCGAAGTGGCAACTATTAACCACCTCCCAACCAACGGTATAACCAAGCTCGGTAAGAATTTGGTAGATCCTTGCAATAGTCTTTCCAGATTCATGACTAAGTAAACCTTTAACGTTTTCGAGTAGAACCCATTCAGGTTGTTTAACCTTACAAATTTGTGCGATGTTAAAAAATATAGTGCCTCTTGTGTCCTTAAATCCTTGTCTTTTGCCAGCAATGCTAAAAGATTGACACGGAAATCCTCCAACGAGAATGTTGAAATCGGGTAATTCGGGAATAGTGATTTTTGTGATGTCTCCATAATTTTTATGTTTAGGATAATGAAAATTATATATAGCAGTTGCGTATTTATCAATCTCAGAAAAACCAACACACTCCCATCCTTTTACCGCACACTCTATGCCACATTCAAAACCCCCTATACCACTACAAACTGAAAAATAATCCATTATATATTGTTTTTATTCATTAACTCATCTCTTATCATATCTACCAAATCTTTGTGTTCAGGGTTCGTAATAGCCTTTTCTATTGGTACTGGCACACCTAACTTGATAGCGTCCGTTTCAGATAACACATCGGTTATTGTTTTATTTTCTTTTAATACTTTATCCCATTCATTTTTTGTGAACGCAGAAAGTCCAATAAATGCATAATCTTCAGCGGGCTTGTCATCTTTTTTAATTGATAGAATAATTGTTTGAAAATAAATATTATCCATATTGCTATAATTTTTTGACAATAATATGGCATTGTCTTATTATTGTCAATAACAAATTTATGACATATACCTATGAATAAAGATCAAAAAGAAATTTACGAAAAGCTATCCGAAAAATTTAAAGTTGATGATATAGAATGGGTTATTGTAAGCGCCTATGACTACAACAGTAAAAATGGCTATGTAATTAAGGCATTTGCAACACCTTATATTAAAAAAGAATCAGCAGAGCATCGCCTTGATAGCGTAATTGGCCCGTTTAATTGGCAAAATCAATTTGAGCTTTTACCGGGAGAAAAGGTTAGGTTTACAATAAAAATTCGACAGAATAAAGAATCTGATTGGATAGAAAAAAGTGAGGGGGCTACTCTTGATACCAGGGAACGAGGACAGTTCACCTTAACAGCGCTCGAAAGTGCTTTAGCCTTTGCCGAGAAAAGGGTGCTTAGTAAAATAGGTATTGGAAGGTATCTTAAACTTGTACCACAAATTGGGGTCGAGGTTAGCAACAGTTGGCAGCCTGGATGGAATTCATACCAGTTTAAAAGCAAAGTAAAAAAACAAAACGGAAAGCCTGAATACATAAAGTTTTATTGGAAAGAGCCGGTTCTGCCAAGCGAGGCCTTGCATGAAGAAGAAAAACACTTGGGGGTTGAAAATAAAACACAAGTTGAAAAACAATCTGTTGTGGCTGAAAAAAAACCAGCATCAAAAAAGATGTTAGAAGATATTGAAGCGTATTTTATGCACCTGCAAAATCCCAATGAAGCCGATGAATGGCAACCGTTTATATACAAAGAAGTAACCGATGAAGAAACAGGTGAAATACGTATTGTTCAAAGAAATTTATCAGTGGGTGCAGCACAAAAAATACTTAATAAAATGGAGCAAAAATACGGCAAGCTTATTAACAATGTTCCAGAGTCTGTAAAAAAAAAGTGATACCTGATCCAGATATGTTAACCATAACAAAACAACTATATCAATGAAACAAGTACAGGACATTATACGAGACTGTAATGCGCTCGGCCTTTCTCCCCCAGTTATATCTACCTTTTTGTATCTTTGGACTTTCAAAAAGAACCGCATACAAAAATCACAAAGTTTTTTAGCTAAAGATAGCCAAATGGGAAAGCGCCGGCTTAGGGATCATTTATATAAGTTAATTAACCAAGGCTTTATTGAGTACCACAGACCCAAAGAATACGGAGGAGAGAAGATTATAGAACTTCGTAAATACCGGCATAATGAATAAAGGTCTTGATTTTTTTATTCACTCATCTACCGCAATGCAAACTAAACCGTTAAAAATTTATAGTTCTTTAACGGGTTTGCCTGGGGCTGGTTTTTACTGGACAATTCTCGAAAAAATGTTTTTTGAGGAAGGCTATTACCTTGCTGTTGATGATGACTTTATTATGCTATATATAGCTGAATACAACCGGCCGGAGTATCCGGTGAGTAAGGAAGTTATCAACAATCTTATTGAGCACGCGCTTTATGCTAATGTATTTGATAAAAAGATGTTTAAAACTTATGGCATATTAACAAGCAAAGATATACAAAAGAGCTTCATCGCGGCCTGCAAGCGCAGAAAATCTATAACACTCGATCACAGATATTTACTTATTGATGTTGATAATTATGTGGAAAAAGAGCTTGGCTCTGTAAGTTTTGATGTAACTATTGTTAACAAACAAAGTAAAAATGTTAACAATAAGGATGTCAATGTTGACAATCATGAAGATAATGAGGGCATTGGCAACACTGATATTGAACCTTATGTTGCATCATCTGAAGAAAAATATTCTGGCGGGAAGATTGATTATAAAAGCTTTGTTGATTCTTTTAACAAACTAAGTGATGCAAATACCAGGTTAACACCTAAAAAAAAGAAAGACATTAAAAGAGCATTAAATGTTTATACAGGCAGGGAGTTACTTGGCGGATTAGAAGTCCGAGCAAGAAGCAATATGATAAAAGAAGCCCATCGCAGGGATTGGAATACCTATTACGGCCGAAAAAAAATGGAGGCTATAGATAAATGGGTTGACCGGTGGTATGCCTTTAATGAAACTCAGAATAAAATGAATACAGTTTCTGATTATTTAAAAGCAGGCTGGTTGAGGCAAGATAAATATAAAGAAGTTTGTAAAGAGAGAGGATTAGATCCCGAAGAACATATTTGGAGAGAATCGAAAGTTGTAGAAGGGAAAGAATTATTTTTACCAAGTTTTAGAACATAGATATGGACAACGCAAAGATACCGCCGCAGGCAACAGAAATTGAAGTAGAGTTATTATCAAGCATGATGTTTATGCCAGACATGCTTGATATATGTATACAAGAGTTAAAGCAAAATATAGAAGTTTTTTACTCCCCGCAACACAGGGTTATATACAAAGCAATATTAGATCTGTATAACAACAATAAAAAAGTTGATACAAATTTAATCATTGAGCAGCTTAGAAAAAATCAGACACTTGAAAAAGCTGGAGGTGAGCAATCAATTTATCAAATTGCTGCCGATCACGGAGTAGGGGAACGAGTTGCGTTAGATTATATTGATATACTCAAAGATAAAAAGGCAAAGAGAGATCTAATTTTATTAACTACAGAGGTGGCCAATAAAGCCTACAGTGAATCTTCGGATAGCCGGGAACTTATTGGGGAACTAAATTCATTAGCATCAAAACTTGGAACAGATTTTTATAATGAAACAGGTGGATATAGTAAAGATATTATATATCAGGCTCTTGAATATATTGAGTATCGCAAGGAAAACCCCGGGCTTTCTGGCGCCCCAACCGGAACTCCATTAGATAAATACACCAACGGTTATCAGGATGGCAGTCTTTATATTATTGGGGCAAGACCTGGCGTTGGTAAATCGGCGTTCATTATAAAGAACGCTTTTTATGCAGCATCCCTTAAAAGTGATTTTAAGCGCCGGCCCTTCGTATGGAATGGTGAAATGGTAAATAGGGACATAATACTTAGACAAATGGCTCTTGAAAGTCGTGTAAATTTCACTAAGATAAGATCAGGATCTATAAATAAGGATGATATGGATCATCTGATGAAGGCAAGCGAGAAGTTATACCATTCTGATTTATACATAGAAGACACCCCTGCAATAGGGATACATGAATTAGCCGCTAAATATAAAGCAAAAGTAACACAAGGCTATGATATGCTTTTTGTTGATTATTTGCAGTTAATGAGTGGCTATAAAGAAGGCAACAGAGAGCAAGAGATATCCAGTATATCAAGAGGCCTTAAAGCTTTGGCTAAAGAAACCAACACCCCGGTTATTGCCTGCTCACAATTATCAAGGGAATGTCTTAAACGGCCCGGCGCTCAACCAAAACTGGATGATCTAAGAGAGAGTGGTACATTGGAACAGGATGCTGATTGTGTTATATTTCTAAACCGCCCGGAACTTTTTGGCCACGATGAATACAAAGGGCAATCGACAACTGGTATTGGATTTATTGATATCGCAAAAAACAGGAATGGAATGCTCGGGACATTTAAAATGGATTTTATTTCACATTATGCAGAATGGCGTACCCAAAACCCGGGCAGAGATGATAGAAAACCATCCTTACGACCTGTAGGTACACAGAACATGCCACATAATCTTCCTTTGGACGATGACGATCAGCCATTTTAATAATAAATTAAATCATAAAAAAAAAGATGACTACACCTATATTAATTTTATGTATCCTACTATTGGTTATAACAATTGCTTCAACATCGCTTGCTTTGAGCTTTTATAATGAAAAGATATCAAAGCAAAAATCACTCGATTTTTATAAACGTGTTGGTAAGCCTGTTTATACAGAGCATCATGATGTAGATGATCAAGGAAAAATTGAGATCCCTGAAGAAGATCAAGAGGTTCTTTATGATCTGATGCTTAATCAGATAAAGTATTTAGTGTATGTAAAAAAGATTGCCCCAACAAATGCTATGCTCATTGAGCATTTAGCGGATGCACTTGCAAGCGCATGTGATTCCTTTGAACCAATTAATGGCAACCGGTATGAAAGAATGAATGAATCCTGGTTGATAGTTTCAGCTTATGCATTACGATTATATATGGAAGGAACACCGCATAACAGTGATGAAGCCCGGGAAAGTATGATTGTATATGGGAAAATGTCATCAAACAGATTAGAGAAGTGGGCAAAACACATAACAGATCAAATAAGTGATGCTGTGCGTAAAGGAATTATTGGTAAAAATGAAGCCACTAATGTAACAGAAAAAATACACACATTAGGAAATAGTGTTTATACTGCTGATGAAATTAATGATATATTAAGAAACAGATCAAAGAGAAACTTAAATTAATAATCAATCACATCAGGGTTTAGCACACCTAGTCCCGCCTCGTAAGACGCTGTATGCCACCGATGGGACCCGCTTCCTCGATGCCCCGATGCAACTGCTTATAAGATCTTTAATTTTGGTGTTCAACAACTCTTTTAATAGCTTTACTAACTAACAAGTCATTGGGTGATTTATATATTAAAAATCTAATAAATTTAGGCCCTAACATGGATGTTATAAAACCCACCAAAAAACCTACAAAAAAATATAGCATATCAATTATTCAATATTTAAAATTTTAAGAGCTTGTAAAACATTATTTTTAGTTAAACCTACTGTTCCATTTATCTGGACGAAATATTTTTTTTGTGATCTAAGCATATCAGAACAGTCATCTATTATTACATAGAATTCGTAACCGTTATTATCTAACCAAGCCTGAATTTCTTCCCCTCGGGTTTTGCCTATATATAAACCGTTTTCAAGCTTTTTTCTTAAACATGGTGTAGTGCCTATTATATTACCAGTAACACCATTTCTCCTCAGAGCTGAGGCACAATAATCAAATTCACGCCAAGTAGAACTAATCACGATATCCGCACCAGATAAATTGCACAAATAATTTAAATTAAAAATACATTTTTTATCCAGATGTGTATCAGGAAAAGACATATTTTTTGCTTTTATATTATATTCTTCACTTTTAAACCAAGCGTTAGAATTTAATACACCATCAATATCTAAAAATATTATTTTCATGTTAATTTTTCTAACCTTAGTTTCCTGCTGACAAGCTAAACGCATGAAGGTTGTCCACACCTTGTCCGGCTTGCAACAGAAACTTTTGTTATGCAACCTAATAAGCTATTTCAGTTTCAACTACTTTTCCATCCTTCAGGTAACCAAACTTTTTTCGCCAATATGTATTATCCCATTCTTTTTTCTGCTCCTCAGTTCTTGCAATGGGTGTATCTCCGGTAAGGTGTCCATCTTCAATATGGTTATGCTCATACTTTTGTTTCTTTTTACTAAACTTTTCCCATACTGTAATCGGTTGCATAACAATGCGTTTCGTATCGGACGCTTTTTCTTGTTCTATTTTTTGCTTAATCATTGGATTATAAATTTTGTTATTCTAATTAACTTTATTAAAGCGCCGCACAAACGCTAAACCGTTATAGCGCAAGTTCAAGTTGGTTCCTGTATTCATGTATTCGTGTCCATGCTTTTTCAATAAATTCAGGATTAAGCTCAGTTCCTGCCCATTTCTTTCCGGCTTTCTCAGCGGCAACGGCAGTAGTTCCAACACCCATAAACGGGTCATAAATAAATTCATGGCTCAAAAGCTGTTCCAATGCCCTTCGTGTAATTGCCTCAGATGTGTAGCCGGGGTTGCCTAATGTATCCTCTCTAAAAAAGAATCCAAGCCCCGGCTGTTGCATATTATCCCAAACGTTGAGTACCGGCTTTTCCCTTTTCGGTCTCGCATTTGTAAGTAGCTTATTGAACTGATTTGAATACCCATACCGTATTGCACCGGCCGGTCTAAATGGGAGTATTATTTCCTGAAATGAATCACCAAGAACATTCCAGTAAAGTAAATTCCATTTTTTAGGAACGTAAACAACCATATTAACGGCAACCCTTTTGCATTCAGTCAGAACATCACTTATCCACCGTTCATATTCTTGATCGGGCATTGAATCGTCCCAAACACCATAATCTTTTCCAACATTGTACGGCGGGTCTGTAAAAATATCACAGCAATCATCGGGCATTTCCCGCAATGCTTCGAGCGCCTCCCTTTGCGCTATAACAAAGGCGTCAAGCGGACAGGCTTCTTGTCCGGTTACAGTTTCTTGCTTATTCATAGTATTTGCTTTTTCGTTATTCATAATTCTGCCTGACCGCTTACGCCTCCCACGTTATATGCCTAAGCGCAGTTGTTCTTTACGGTTATGCTTTCGACCGTATTTACGGTTTCGAGCGTGCAACTTTGCATCCCTTGTAAGATGACATCTTTGGCATTCTGCCACTAAATTATTTTCCTCATCGTCAGGATCATATGCATCAGGGTTATACCTCACATCCGATTTTTCATGTCGAATATGTGCTACTGTCAAAACAACCTTACTACCAGTAACAGGGTGCGGCTTTCCATTTTCAGCTCCGCAACTTTCGCATCGGTTACCAGCACGCTCAAAACGAATGTACTCGCTTATCTCTTTCCAATTTTCCGGGTATTCGCTATAGTCAATCGGCATATAACAAGCAATTTAAGTCGGACGGCAAGGCCGTCCTTATTACAGTCTCAATTAAAATATTAGATTAACGGTTTCCATAGTCCAACGGGCCTGATTAACGCCGCCGCTTAATTGCAGCAACGTTACCCTGCCTCATTGCTCAATTCATATCATTTATCTTTGTATAGTTTTGCAGATCCACCACCGCAAACATCACAGTGCCAAACAAGCCGCACATCATTATTATCATACTTTTCCGGGTATGGCTGCGGGATGCAGTCAACACACCCACCTTCTTCAAACCAATCGAAGTCTACTTGGCTACATCCATTGCGTTTGCCAAATATTGTAACTCTGCTTCCATTTTTTGTACTATAATTGCCATTTACCAGCGGCCAATTAACAAATTTGTCGGGGTCATTTCTTTTTAACTTTTTCATTTTTTCCTCGTACTTAGGATCAAAGGGGTGCGGAAATTTATCAAGAGGGTTCATACCGGAATACGGATTATTTTTATTACTCATATATAGGAAGTTTTTTGCCTGTTTTAGGGTTCCTTGGCCACTCGCCAACACGGTTGTTTGGGTAATAGTCCCCGTTGAGCAACATCTCTGCTTTTCGGGGCAAAATCTGTCCATCAATCGTAGTTATAGGGTTCGCTGCCCAATCAAGGGTTACAAATACAAGTTCTTTCATTACAAGTTTTCTTTGCGTTTTTGTTCAAGAATTTCTATTGCCCTAATAATGCCATTAAGACTTATATGAGGCTCATCATTTATGCCTAAATAACACCATTTTTCTATCTCATCTACAAAATTTAAAAGTTCTTCATCAGGCATTTTTTTAAGTTCATCATTTAGGCTTTTGAGAACATTATCAACCCTTATGTATTCAACATCTGAATCGTTGATTCTATCTTTGCACCAAGTAACTGCTTCAAAAGTTGAGTCTTTGTGTTCTATTTCGTCAATTTGTAGGTATATTTTATCAGGTGCTTTCATTTTTTACTTTCTATTTAATTTTTTCCGAACAAATTTTTTGTATAGTCTTCTGAACCGGTTAAAATCATCAAGTGGATACACATAGGTCTCCTCGGCTGCGGGTGATTTTATCCTTACCGTAAATTCTGCCGTATCCTCGATATATCTTTGATGTGAATGGTCTATGAATTCTTTGACGACATACACAATATCATCCATTTCACCCTCCGTTAAGACCAGCCTGTGCTCTATATGAAAGAAATCAAATAAGCTTTGATACACTTTGTGCGGGGTGTGCTGCGGTTTTTTATCTTTTACTAATTGTTTTTTTGCGCTGTCGAACGCTCTGTGAAGCCTGTTAAGTTGTGAGCTTGAAAAAACGTCCCACAATTCATCATCTACGATATCTCTTATCTTTTCGATATCAGCCTGTTCAGCAATATCAATAAGGGCTTGTATGTCGTCCTGATCTACATACCAATTATTTTTGAGCTGCGTTTTGACCCGTTGTAATATTTCTTTTTTCATAACCATTTCCCTTTATATTAGGATTTCAATTTTGCTCAATACTATGTTAACCGCCCTCTATGCTTGCATTATGTAGGTCAACAATATGCTGAGCAATAGATCTCGGCTGATTTTCATCTTCAAAATCACAATCATCCATCATCATTTCCGTATCTGCAACAAAAGTGCCCAGGTGTGGGTCAGGATTTCCCGCCAATATTGCTGTTCCAGCTTGACTACTGTGGCACCACGGATGTTCCAGTAAATACCACCGGGCGGTTAACAAGCGTTTCAAGGCGGACGCTGCCGCGTCCTTTTCTGTAATCTGACTCATAATTCTATTTCTGATTTTTAGTTGTTATTTAATTTCAGCGCCGCTTAAACGCCGATCCGTTATAGCAACTCGTCAGCATTAATACGTCTGAGTACGCTGTTCACAAAAGCTATTTCTCGTTTTTGGTGGCTTTCCTGCCAGTCGGGTTTCACAATTACATTTGCTTTTTTTTCAGTCCAATACGCCAATCCCCAATTTTCAGGAATTTCATCCGGCTTTATCAACCCTTCTGGGCAAAGGTAAAATCTGTAATTTCCCATCCCCCATTCAGGATGTTGGCGGAAAAACTTTTTTTTGCCAGCATGAAAATCTGATCGTGTTACTTTGACTTCCACTAAAGAAGTGAACCCGCTGCCAATTCCAAATGCGTCAGGTTGCTCACTGGCAGCGGTCGCCAAATCGCAAAACACATTGCTACACTTCCACATTTTTCCACTTCGCTTCAGAAGTTTAACTGCCGGTTCAAGCAAATCATCGTGGCACAACTCAATAAGCTCCTTTTGCACCCCGTTGCTATAACAATGCGTATCAACTGCGGACGCAGACTTGCCGTTGTTTTCGGTTTCAGTTAGTTCGATATTTTCAGTCTTTAATTCACTCATAATCTCTGCGCCCGTTATACGCTACCACGTTAT